TTGGTGGATTCTCTTTTCTTCTTTCTTTTCTTTTTATGATTTCATCTCTTTTAAAACATTCTTTTACTCCTGTTATCATATCTTTGTATAATATGAAATTAGGATATTCTTTTACTAGTATGTATTCTTTATTGTTTTTACTTATTATTTTATCCATTGTTTTGCTCCTTTATTTTTTTGTCTAGTTGTTTTACTGCTTGTGCTAATTCGTTAATTTTTGGAATTATACGACTTTCTGTAAAAAGACTAAAACAATATAAATTGCTTTTTTTTCCATCAGGTCCTGTATAAGTAAATATTTCTTTTCTTGCTTTATCTTTATCAAATTCTTTTATTTTTTGTATATCTATTTCTTGTTGTTCTTCTATTATTACAAATTTTTTAGTTAATAAATCTTCCGTATCTACTACTCTGATATCTTCTTCTTTTCCATCAATTTCTCTGAACATGTGTAATTGTCTATAAACTCCATATAATGTATAAAACTTCATACTTTGTGATTGGAAAGCTTGCGAATTATATTCTTCCCAATCACATAATATATATATTTTTGTTCCTTGTTTTATTTTTTTATTTTTTATCATTTCTAATAACTCAATTCCATTGACTCCTTTCATTCTTTTATATCCTCCTCTACTTTATTTGTAAAATAATCTATAACCCAATTTTTATTGTGTACTGGTGTTGTTAATTGTTCTGCCATTAAATCTATTATAGTGTCTTTCTTATCTAGTTCAGATAATATTGTTTCTCCAAATTTAAGGAAAAAATCTTTATCTATACTTTCAATTATAAAATTGTTTTTCTTTAATTCTTCAAAGTTTTCTTTACATTCCTGTATATCCATGTTATTAATCACTCTCCTAACTTTCTACCGCACATAGGGCAATAGTTTATCCTGAAAAAATCAAAAGGTTTATATCCGTCTTCATCTTCTCCATCTAGTTCCACATATATTGTGTAAACAGGTTTTTTTATCATTACTTGTCTTATCTCTATAATATCTTCTTTGTCATTATCTATGTCTGTAATTATCTTATTATTTACTCTTTTTTTGCAATATTCACACATAACCTCTCCTCCACATTTTTCTAACGACTTTTATATACTTTTTACACATTTTTCTAACTAGTTTTATTGTTTAATAGGTCTTGTAAAATCTTAATAAAATAACCATATAAGTTATAAGTTTTAGTATCTGGATTATCTTTCAATAACTCATTGTTGTTCTTTCTAGCTATTTCTTCTTTTGCTTCAGACAATTCTTCTATCAATTCTTTTACCAAATCTTTATGTATAAATCCTCTATCAAAAGCACTATTTAATTGCTTTCTTTGTATTGCATTTTCTTCTTCTAATTTTTTATTTCTTTTTAATAGGTTTTCTATTGCATGTCCTATTTGTATCCCTTCTATATCTGTTTCATGAACATTTAAGCAATCATCTTTGAATCTTTCTAATATCTCTATATCATTCATAGACTTTTAGTCTCCTTTCACTTTATATTCCATACTTGTAAATTGTTCCTTTGTTACTATCTTCATAAAACTCTGTTCCATCTTCAATTTTATAAATTTGTCCGTCTTTAGTTCTAACAAATTCATTTACTTTTATTTCATTTTCCATAGATTAGTCCTCCCAATACTTATAAGCTTCTTTAAAATCATTAAAATAAGAACCTTGCCACCAACTATTTTCTTCTAATATTGCACATATTACATATTTTGCATTTTCATTGTCAAATAAATTACATAAAAAACTTCTTTTGCCTATCCCTCCAAACAATATATAATATATTTGTCCGTTCATATTTTTTAATATTTTTTCCATATATCTACTCCTTTCCCCATTGGTTAGCCATAGCTTTTGCAATTCCTATAAATGTTTTGCTTCTTAATTTTGCAACTTCTGGAGAGTTCCAAGCATATTGTTTGCCATTAAAGTTTGCCTTCCACAAATTGTTTGTTCGTTCTTCTTTTGGAATTATCTTTGTAGGTTTTAAATTTGGTAATCCTTTAAGCCACAAACAAGTATTTTTACATTCTGTTTCACCAAATTCGTACGGATTTATGATTTGATTTGGTTTTCTATAATAAGATGACATTACCCCTACTGGATTTTCTATTGCTATTTTTTCACAATCAGCCATAACAAATTTATAAAAGAAAGAAACTGCTTCTCTTTGTAATTTCATATCTTTTTTCCTTTCTGTAAACCATCTTTGACCAGAATTGCAGAGATGAGTACATGGAGGAAAAGCAATTATCATATCCCATTTGCCTACAATTTTATGATATTCTCCATCACAAGTTTTAAATTTACAATTTCCATCTAATAAAGGTAATACATCTTGTTTTATATGCCATTCTGGATGGTTTCCAGAATATTCATCTATATCACAACTATAAGCTTCATGTCCTATTTCTCTAAATTCATTTGTCACTCTTTGACTTTCTTCACATGCTACTAATACTTTCATATATCTACTCCTTTTCTAAAAGTGATTGCAAAACTTCTTTTTGTGCTTCAAAATATACTTTTATCTTTTCAATTAATTGACCTTTCAATACTTCATCTATTTCTTCTATTTTTACTTTTATTCTATCTTCTACTGACTTGACACCTTTATTAAATACATTATTGTATTCAATCTGTACTTTCCTATCTTCTATGTCTTCTAATCTTGCATTTTCATCTACTATTGTTTGTAATAAACTTAATAATTTTTCGTTGTTAATATCTTCTTCTATTCCTAATATTTCTTTTATTTTGTCTTGCAAAAATAATTTTTCTTTATCTCTTTTTACACAATTTGTCATACAACAACTATCTTCTTTTAATTCTTCTATTTCTTTTTGTTGTCTCTTAAATTGTCCTTTATATGAATTGACTGTATTTACTAATTTATTAAATTCTTTTTGTTTTTCGTTTAATATAGCTAATTCTTTCTTTTGATTTTCTCTTTTTTCTTTTTGATGTTCTATTTCTTTTTGTTGTTTTTCGATTAGATTTAAAATTATATCTATTGCGTTTAATTGATTTATTTTTGTATTTAAATTACTGCTTAAATTTGCAAATTCTCGTATTTCAATTAAACTTTCGATTGCTTTCTTTTCTTCATCACTTAACATTGTTTACTCCTTCCAACCTAATTCTTCGCATTTTTTATTTATTGCTTTTAGTTCTTGCATTGTAAGCCACTCAAATCCATCATAATAATTAAAACAAGCAATTTCTTTTCTTTCTTTATTTATTTTAATAACTTTGTCATCATCATTTTTTACTTCAAATTCAATTCCATTTTCCCTTTCAAGCCATAATCCTAAATCATCAAACATCTCATCTGCTGTTTTTTCTTTATCTAATCCGTACATTTTTCTTGTAGCTCTTAGTTCGTCGTCGTCTAAATCAAATGCCATTGCTATCACTCCTTACCTTTATCTAAATTAACTGGTTCTCCATAAACTTCAATTTGTTTTAATGTAATTTCTTTCTCAATATTTCTCTTTTCTGATATTAAACTAGGTACTACTATTCCTAATACTATTATTAAAATTGCAGTTATATACCCTAATAATAAATCTTTATCAAGTTCATTATGCATTCTTTTTCCTTCCTTTCTGGTATTTAATATGATTATATTTTTAATTTTTCTGTTTTTCTAATATTTCATTTTTTAGCTGAACAAAAGCTATTCTTTTCCCTTCATTTTCATTAAACTTATCTCTTAAACATATTGAAAAACTATCTCTTATATCTACTCCATAAGACTCTGCTTTTATTTCCTTATATTCGTCTGATATTTTCTTATCGTACTTATCAAAAATTTCCCTTAACCATTCTTCTTTTATTTTCATATTACTTATTTCTCCTTTCTGGTATTCCATACCCGCTTTGTTTTATGCCAAAGTACTGGCTTACATTTTTCTTTATTGCAAGTATATTGCTTGCTACATTGTTTACAGTTCATAGTTTTTATATCCTTACTTTTTATTTATTTTTCTTAAAAATTCTGCATTATAACAATTTTCACACACTCCATAACCAAATCCTGATTCTTTATGTATTTCTAATGAAGTGTAACAATCGCCAAATTTAACAGTTCTTCCACATCTAGCACAATTTATTATTTCATCCATATCTTCTGAATAAGTTTTACAATTCCAGTCATCTGGTATTTTATATGGTTCATAATCATGCTTTTTATAATTCCATTTACCAACTATCATTTTTTTCCCCTTTATTTATTGTTTGTAAAAAAATAAAATATATAGCTACTATTGATAATATAAAAAATATTACATTACCTAACCACTCTATTTTTGAATTTACAAAATATTCTGCAATAATAGGACTAACAATATGAATTAATAAAAAAACATTCTCTATTGCTAAAATAACTAATAATTTTATGGTATAATTTTTCATAATTGTTTCCTCCTATATTTTATTTATTTTTCTTATTAAAATAATTTTCAATAAATTCTATCATTTCATCATCTTCAGAAAAAAACATATCTCGGTCCATACTTCTTGATATATTTACCATAAGTTGACCAAAACGCCAATCACTTGCGTTTTCTTCCCAAACTTTACCTAACCTATCTAAAAAAGGCTTAATTCTTTTTTTATCTCTCATTTTTTATCACTTCTCCTTTTTTTTACTTTTATTATATGTAATTTGTATATTTATTTGTTTATTTGAAAAATATCCAGTTATACATCCTATAATAAACCCAAATAAAAAGTACCACATTATATTTCCTCCTTAAATAAATTAATAAATATTTTTTCTAGTACATTTACTACAATTGAATTTCCCGCTTGTTTATAAAGCTGGGTATTGCTTGTCGGAATGTTTTTTGCTTTTTCAAAGTCTTCATCACTAAATCCGCATAAGTCTCCAACATTCTTTAGGTGTTAGCTTTCTTATTCTAATTCTTTCATTCCTTAAAACAGTTGCACTTGAAGTAACACTTCCACATTGCGTTGTTTGCGACGGAGCAATATCTTTTATTTCTGTTTTATTGTAAGGATTAAACATTTCTGGAATATACCCTTTTTCTTGCACAAATTCATCATATTTTTTTTCAATATAAGAAACATTTGTAGCTGTAACTGTTCCATGATTTTCTTTTACAGTAGGAGCTAAACCTTTGCTGTCTACAATTCTGCTAGCATCATGATTGCTAGGCATAGAGTTTCCTATTGTTTCTATTTTTGGTTGTCTATTTCCGCCTTTTAAATTTCCTACTTGTACGCATTTAGGGTCTTTCCAATCTCTAGCACATAAAGTATCACAATAATCTTTTTTCTGTATTCTAGTTTTACCTACATTATAATTTGTTGTTTTAATTCTGTTTATTTGTACTTCCCCAACCACCTTTTCTTTGACTTTCAGTATCATCATTATCTGTTTTTAAATACTTAATAAACATTCCTTGAGCAACTCTTTCATTTTTATTTACTTTCCATGTTTCTTCACCATAATTATAAAATAATAATCCTATTTCGCCTTCGTTATCTTCGTTGTCTGCAAAATCACTATCTATCCAAGCTGAAGAATTTGCAAGCATAATATGTTTTTTGCCCATTGAGCTTCTTACATTCAATATTAAAGCTTCATCGTCTTGCATATATGCTTTTATTCCTGTTTTTAACATATATGTTTCTTTAGGTTTTAGTTCGAAATTTTCAGGGCTACAGAAATCATAAGCCATACTATTTTTTGTACTTCTTTTAGGTAAATCAAATTTAATCTCATTCATTTGATAACCATTACTTTTAATTCTATTTACATATTCAAATTTTCTTAACATATTAATCTCTCCTTATTTTTTAAATTCTATTTTCATTTCATTAATAATATATTCTAATATTCTATCTAAGTTCATCTCTATTTGTCGCCATACATCTATTTTATATTGTTTTGCGTTTTGAGAAAAACCAGATACTATTATTTCATATTCTGACCTGCTCCAATATTGAGCCATAAAATTTCTTTTCATACTTTCTTTGAAGTCTTCGTATGTTATTATTTTATTCTTTTTAATCCTATTTGCTATTTCCTCAGGAGATTTACTTCCGAATATATTATAATTTCTTATTTCGTCTCTATTAAAATCATGTAGTAATACATTCCATTCTAATTTAGCTTTTTTAATTCTCATTTTATCATCTCCTTTTCATTTAAAAAGGTATATTCCCTCGATTAAAAAATTGTTTCTCCAACATCTCTGTTAATTTATAAAAATTTTCTTCTATTTGACGTTTTTCTTCTTCTTTCTTTTCTTGCTTTAAAAAATCTTGCATTCCATTAATACTAGTAACGTCAATAGTACATAAATCATTATAAAATTGCTGAGTAGGACTAACATAAACATCACTACGAACCCATGTTGGTCTCCATTCTCGTGCTGTTATCCCATCTATTGAAATATAAGTAGTTTCAAGTTCTTCTCCCATATTCTTTTCTCCTTTCTTTTTTTATCAATATGATTATATATTAAAATGTTAATTTTGTCAATAGGTTTTTTAAAATTATTTTATAAATTCATAAAATAATCGTCATAATCTAAATCTTGATTCGTAATATTATTCAAATTCTCTGTAATTTGTTCTTTTTTTTGTTCCTGATATGGTTCTTTTTTTTCTACAATTTTTACGATAGTATAATTTGCTCTATGTCCTTCTTTACTTAAACAAGTAGAATACTTACCAGCCGAATTTTTTTGAATATAGCCTTTTCTAGCCCAATCTTTTTGTATTTTCTTATAATCAAAGCCGTTATCTTGTAATATTTTTCTTAATTGGCTACTAATAATAGCAATTTCAAAATCATCTTTAACTCCCCAAAAACCTCCACGGTCTTGGTCGGCTCTAAATCTTGCATTATTAATTTCACATTCATCCAAAAACATTTCATAAGCTCTTTGAGAGTTATCAATCTCATCTTTAGTAAACATATAAGGTAAAACATCTTTAGACTGAAGCGGTTTTTCATTTTTAAAAATACATTTACAAGCCAAATCATCAGCTAATAAAAGCATAGCCATATTAATAGCTTGTTTTTCTTCCGTTTTATTATAAGCCATCAACTGATTATATTTTTCATAGAATAGAGCATTTAATTCTTCTTTACTAATTTGTTGAATATAATCAATAAAAACTTTTCCAGCAGTACCATAATGGTCCGCTAAAAAATTACATACACCCATACCATCTTCAACAATATCTTTAGTAATATAAATTTCAATTAATCTATTCATAGTACCACCACCAGAGTTATAATTACTTGCAGCTTCTTCACCAGTAAAAATGAAAGTATTGTTCCAAGTTTTAACACCCTCAATTCCGCCATCAGCTCTAGCTTTTCCCCTGTCGATACCTTCAGTAATAGTCATAATTAAGTGATTAACATTTCTAGTATATGTTTGAAGTTCATCAAAGAAACAAGGCAAATGGTTCATAAAAGCAGCGACACGCAAATAAAAGTTAACTGTACTATCCATTTTAAACATAAGTTTCCCGTTACCGTTATCACCCCAGATAGACATAGCAATTCTACCAGCGACAGATTTTTTACCACCAGTTGCACCCCATAAATGAGTAATAAAAGATTGTCTATGTAGTAAATGAAGTAAAGGGCTTGCAAAACTTGTAGCCATAACCAATTTAAGGACCGTATTATCAATTCTTAATTTATGAATTTCATCTCTCCAATCTTCAAATTTACCTTTAGAAGTAATACTTTCAAAAATAGGTCTAAAAGCATCTTCACCATCAAATTCAACGCCTTCATCATAAGGTAAAAACTTATTACCAAACCAACCCATTTTACTAGTGCTAACATTTTCAGGGATATTATTATTATTAATCAAATCCCTAATAAAGCTAACCAGCAATCTAGCACTATCAGTAGTAACGTCAACACCTTTATTTGCAAGTCTAGTGATTTTTCCAGTATGAGAAAGAACTTCTCTACTTACGATAAAGCAATTCCATTTTCCGCGATTTAAAAAAGCACATTTAACAAGTTCTTCATTTGTTTCATTATTTCTCAATATACAAATAGGTTGAATCAAAGTAGAAGTTACGAGAGTAGTTTTCCCATTATCAAATTTTCTAATACATCCCATTTTATCCTTATAAAACATAGGAGCTTTCATTTCTCTAATAGGTGCTTTTTCACCGAAATCAATTACAGAGGACATTAATTCTTGCTCTCTAATTGTTTGTTGTTGTTGTTTTTGTTCTTTCAAAAATTTCGATTTAAAAGAATTATATTTTGATTTAATAGAAGTTAATACTTTAAAATGTTTAGCACACTCTAGCAATTTTTTCTCTTGTTCTTGCCTATTTTTTTCATTAGGAATACTTAATATTTTATCATAAAGTCTTTCATCTTCTAAGTGTTCTTTTTTAATTTTTTCCCAGTCAATATCCATCTTACTTCTCCTTCGTAAAATATTTTTCTAATAAATCATTTTCCACAATATGTCTAACTGACACATCAAATCTAACACTTATTATAGATTGTGCAAATAAAGTTGTGCAAGATTTACTTGCATTTATAATAGAGCTAACATAAGTTGCATCGCAACCCATATATTTTGCATAAGCATTAGTTCTAAATTCTTTAAAAAAATCCACAAATTCTTCTTTTAATCTATACATTTTCTACCTCCTTTTTATTTTGTACTCCAATAGTATCACAACTATTTGTCTGTGTCAAGCTTTTGTGGAAATAAATTTTTCTTTTTTCTTTTACACAATTATGTGAACTAATATAATTAGCTTGTAAACCCTACCCCATCTTATAAAATTAATTTTTGCAAAAATATTTTTCTAAAAAAAAGACAAGTAATTAATTTGGTATTAAATGGTAAAAATATAGAGAAATATTATGTTAATTAAATTTTAAAAAAATTTTAAAAAATTTGATAAAAATTTGGGTTTTTTATAAAAAAATTTTTCGATTTTTTTTAAACGAATTTTACCGTTTTTTTGCCCTTTTTTTTGCTTTTTAAAAAGTTAGGTAAGAGGGTAAGAGGCTCTAGACCCCTTGAAACTGTAGGGGTTCCAGATGTCTTACCAAATGTCTTACCTAGTTCTGAATAGGGGGGGTCTATAGAGCATAAAAAAAAAAAAAAAATTTTCCTAATTTCTGTAAATTTTTTAATTTTTTTTTGTTCCTTACGACCCCTCTATTTAAAAAAAGGTAAGAAGGTAAGATAATATATATATAATATAGTAATACCAATACTTTGATATATCTTACCTATGTCTTACTTTCTATCTTACCTCTTACCTAAACGTGGGTTACATAATATTTGCTATTCTGCCTTTTTGCCACCCTTCGCAGCATACCCCCATATAATGCCAACAGCTTTGCTGTTGTTTATTTGCTTTCTGTTTTTTATCTTAACTATTGACTTTTATTTACTTTTGTTGTATACTTACTTTAGTGATGTTCTAAGTAGCTTACTTGTCATACTCAATTCAATGAGGGTAGGTTTCGCCCCTTAGCTTAACCCTACCCCCAATTTTTAAAAAGAAATGAGGCGATTTTTTTGGCTCAGGAAAAGACACCTACTAAAAGAAAATCTCATGGGCGTGTTCCTCAGGCTTATGGCTCTATTGACCCAGATTTTTCAAGAAAAGTGCTTAAATCTAGCATGGAAATCATGAAAATTAGAAAAGATAAACCTAAAACTCGAGAAGAAATGATAGACACACTTTCTTCTTTTTTTGATATTTGCAATAAATATGACATGATACCAACAGTAGAACGGACTTTCGCTTGCTACACATTATGATAGAACTACATTATGGGATTTTGAAACGGGTCGTAGAAACTCGCAATTTGCCGACATCGTGAAAGATGCTAAGGAAGTCATTAAGCAATATGACGCAGCAATGGCAGCTAATCGGAATGATTCCAGCGAGCGTTTATCAGTTCCGTGCAAAGAATTTTTATGGAATGAAAGATGTTCAAGAAGTAACTGTATCTCCAAAAACGGATTTAGAACCTGAGAATGTTTCTGAAATTTTGGAACAAATTCCAGACCAATTTGAAGCGGGAAATGAAAGCGGGGAAACAAAATAATTTTTTTTAAAAAAAGTTTTTTTGTGGAAATGTTTGTGCGTGTGTTTTGCCAAACGTTTGTTCGGTATTAATATATAAAAATAAAAATGCGTATAATAAAATAAAAATATTACTACAAATTTTAAAAAATTTGACGCTTTTAAGCTGTTTTATATAAAAAGTAATATTCTTATATACCTAAAAATAAAAAACGCCTTAAATTTGATTTTGAGGCGTTTGTATTATGTTTTATGTAAATTACGCAAAATTAACATTTTGTGCAATGTTTGAATGGTTTTTCTTGTTTTTTTATGTTTTAATATTATAATATACCTTTTATTTTAAAATAAAGATAAAAATAAACCATTTTTATATATAACCTATAAGATTATACACTTAAATATAAAAATCGTTTAAAATTGATTTTAAAGTGTTTTAAAAGGCAATAAAAAAGAAGGTCTAAAACCTTCTTTTTTTCCTTCTTATAACTGTTTTTGTTGCTGTTCCTAAGGTTAACATCCAGACAATTATCTCAATAGTTGTGCATATTATACAAGTTATAATATAAACCGCTTCTAATATTATTTTAAGTGTGTAATATATTGCTGTTGCTATGTAGTGAAATATTGATTTTTTGGTTGTATTGTTTAATATATTCAATTCTAATTCATTTATATTATTTTTCATTTTCTACACCTCCAACAATTTGTTAATATCTTTTATTAATGCCCCTTGTCCTCTGACTGTTTCACCGTTTGACATTTTTAGAATAAAGTCGCCTTTTCCTGTTAGTTTTTCCGCTCCTGTCTGGTCCAATATTATCCTACTATCATATATGCTTGAAACTGTCAACGCTAACCTTGATGGAATATTGACCTTTAAACGCCCTGTTATTGTTTCCCTGTCTGGTCTTTGTGTTGCTAGTATTAAATGAATTCCAGCGGCACGCCCCAATTGTGCAAGTCTACAAAGTATAATTTCTATGTCGGGTGCTTGTATAAATAAGTCCGCTAATTCATCAACTACTATCAAATAATATGTTAGTTTATCATCTGTTTTTGTGTTATATTCTTCTATGTTTCTACAATTATTTTGACTAAGTATATTATATCTGTTTGACATTATGCTACACATTTTGTTTAATATATCAATTGCCTTTTCTGTGTCTGTAATTACAGGCGTTGCAAGTTGTTTTATATTCCTATATTGACTAAATTCGACTTGTTTTACGTCAATTAATATTGTCCTGAAATAATTTTTATCATATTTTCTAACTAATGAAGTTATAATGTTATTTAATATACAAGACTTTCCGCTTCCTGTGCTTCCTGCAACTAATAGATGTGGAGTTTCTAATAAGTTTAGTTGTATTTCTTCATTGTTTAGATTTTTACCTATTGAAGCGGTCAAACCTTCTATTTTATCATTTTTTAATTCTTCAAAATATAATATATCACGTTTTGACTTGCTACACTCAAAAATTATTGTACCGCTTAAGGCTTCAAAATCTAGTTTTATTTTTTCAGAGTTAATATATAGTTGTAATTCATTTAATAGGTTGTTTATTTTGTTTATTCTTGCGTTATTCTTAATTATGTAATAATATCTTGTTACTGCAAAACTATCAATTTTTTTAACATATTCCAATGTTACGCCGTAAATACTATAAAAATTGATAATTTTTTGTTCTGTTTCGGTATTGTTTAATATTTCAAGTTCTTTCATGTCCTCACTTCCTTTTTAATCAATTTGTTATAATAAATCTTCTTCTACAATTTCAAATTCAATATAGTCGTTCCAATTTTCTTGATAATCATAAAATAATATCTTGTAATCTTCTTTTGTTTTGTTGTCTGTATCTTCTACAAAATTAAAATCTTGTATATTATGTTTTATTTCTTCTTGCATTTTTTTCTTACAATCTTCTTTTTTATAAAATGCTCCATCAATCCAACTTGTGTTTTCTTCTCCACTATCATAATTATAAATTCTTTCAATTAATATATATATTTTCATTTTTACCACTCCTTTTTTATTAATATATTGTTATAGTTTTAAAATCTGTATTATTTTTGAATTTTTCAAATGTTTTACTTGTGTTTATTAAGTTTACAAGGTCTTTTTTTCTTTTCATTCCTTTTTCAAAAGGTAAAAAATGCGTGTTACTGTATGCTTCTATATCTTCTTTGTTTGCTATTGCATATATATCTTTGTTTTTTATAATTTGATATTTTTTCATTTTTTACGCCTCCTCTCTGTATGATAAAAATTTTAATATATTATCACTATTTTTCAAAGTTTCTTCAAATTTTTTTACTTTGTCAAAATTGCTTTTGTATTGTATTATAATATAATAACCTGTTGTTTCTCCATTTATATTGTATGCAAGTTTTTTTGCTCCTTTTTTTTCTATTTTTACTATATCTTTTTTTAATTTTTTTAAAATACTGTTTATTTCTGTTTCTGTTTCGCTGTTGTTTTTAAGTATAATAACACTACAAAAAACATCTTTTTTGTTTTCCTTTTCTTTTGCTTCTTTTTTGCTTGTTTCTTTTATTCTTGTATTACTTTTTATCTCTCTTTCGTTTACATAACTTTGTAATTCTTCAAAATTATTCATTTTTATTAGATAATTCCAGCTTTTATTTATAAAATTTTTAGTTTTTGCAAGTTGTATAATATTATAAAATAGCTGTATACTTGCAAAAAATGTATTTGTTTTTAAAGTTCCGCGATTTATTCTTAGTTCTATCGTGTTTTTATTTGTTGTATTAATTACTTGATAACGCCCTTTTGTGTCTTTTTCTTCTTTTATTTTTTCAATGTTTGTTTCTTTGTTTTCTTCTGTGTCATCATTGAAGAAATGACACCATCTAAAATTTTTACGCCTTGAAAATTGTTGTAATTCTTTTTTGAAGTTTTCTGTAATTAATATTATATTATTTATTGTATTTTCCTGTTCCGCTTCTGTTTCTCCTAATGCTTCTTTACTTGCATGAATGTGTAAACCACATTCACCGTTATTTGCATTATGAGATATAAACCCATTATTTGTTAATTCTTTAAAAACTTGATTTATTTTGTTTTTTCTTTCGTGCCATTTGTTTAGTGTCATAGGGTCGCTAATTATTTCAAAACCATGATTCGGTATGCTTGAATCGTGTTCAATTCTACAATATAGATTATCAGCTACAAAACAACTTGCTTCATTTAAACAACTTGAATCGGTGTTTGATATTTCCAACTCAACACCAAAAAACAATTTTTCGTTGTCTTTGTCGCTGTTTGTTTTTCTTTTAATAAAGTCTATGGGGTTATGATGATATTCGCAAATCGCACATTTATCTTCATAGTCTTTTATTAATTTTTTTATGTTTTCGCTTTCTCTGTTTTCTGCGTTTTTATAATCAAATTGACAATGATTATGATTTTCAAAACAGTCCTCGCAATAATCCGCATCATCATTTTCGTTATAGTGCAAATCCTCATAATAGTATAATTCGCCACAATCTGCACAATAGTAATATTCGCCATTTTCAATACAATAATTGCAAATCTCTCTATTATCTCCAGTTATATTCCTTCTATCTATTGAATGAATCTCTCCGCAATTTTCACAAGTGAATGTATATTCTTTCGCACAATCCTGACAATATAAAAAGCAATTATCCCCACACCAGATAGAGTCATCTGCATGTATCAATTTCCCGCACTCTTCACAATGACAAAATTCGTTTTCAACACAATCCTGACATACTGTGTCATAATCTGAATTATTTTCAAAAACATAATATATTTTTATTTGTCTAATTATATCATCTTTCAAATCTGATATATAATAGAAAGATTCTCCGCAATAATCACAAGTTATTTTTATTATGTAATATTCTTTATTATCAATTAATATTGTAGTAATATCATTTTCAAAAAGATTCTCAAAGTCATTATCTTTTACTATGTCTATAATATCATCAAATTGATTTAAATTTTCAAAATCAAATTCTTTTTTTAATATTTTTATAAAATTATCCATTTTCTTATTCTCCCTTACTCTTTTTTATGGTGTTATATATTCGCCATTTATTATTTTAAAATAGGCTTGCTATTGTTCCAGCCAATACCCATAATCCTGATATAATACTTGTTAGCAATAATAATTTAAAAAAATCTTTCATTTTATTTTATTATCCCCCTTTCATTTTATATTATTTCCTTTTCTTTCCTTATGTTAATATTATTATACACTCATTTTATCATTTTGTCAAGTGTTTTTTGAATTTTTTTTTAAAAAAAATAAGAGTTTTTTTGGTTGATTTTATTTTTTTTATTTTTTTCATTGCGTACCTAATACACATAAACCGCCCCCGCCCCCTATTTTAGAGAAACGGGGCAGGGTCGCGAAGTCATCCCCGCGAGCAAATTTTATCGCAACATTTACCCCAAACATTTTTTCGCAAATATTTTTCAAAAAAAGTATTGACAAAAAAGTTTTAAAGTGATATTATTTAATCATAAAAAATGCTAACCGTGTGAAAACCACAAAATCATGTGGCACGGACCTAATCGAAGAGAGTTGTCGAGTAGTCGGATACGATTAAAGGGGAGCTTTGAGATTACAGTAATGTAGTTGAAGGAGGAATAGAAGACCAAGGAAGAGGTTAGGGTGCAGAGTAAAATCGTTCAATAAGGTACTAGAGTTGTCGTGTCGGCAATAGACGCTCCTGTGGAGAATAAGCCTGTAACTGTTGGAAGTAGTGAGCCAGCAAGCAATGCAGGTAGAACTAAGGAACGGCATTTCTCGTGAAGTTCTTGAAAGGAAGGGAACTATAAGACATAACTAGGTTAAAGTAGCCAAAACGAGAGAAGATGCAGATTTTTTATTTTAGGTAAAGTAAAAAAAAACAACAATTATCTGAAAGATTGGTGAAATTTAAAGGTAAGCAATCCTTTATATGGTAGGCGAAGCCTTAGGGGGCTAAGCTAGGGCAAGAAGCTAGGAGGTCGCAACTCATAGCTCAGACTTGTCTTCATAATGACTGAAGAAATTGAAAAGATATTACAATGTAAGGCGAAGGTCTAGTATTTTTTATAAAAATATTCGGAGTTAGTGAAAGAAGGAATCACGTAGCAATAGAAAGCTATATTGTTTGTTCGAGTCAAACACTCCGAGAGTAATTACATATTCAAAGCGAATGCTAGGTAAGTGGAGAATAATGTAATAAGGAACAGTTTTTTATGTTTGATATAGTCGATGTATGAGCTCTCCTAAATGATTATGTATTGTCTATTACTCAACCGTGTATGTTATGAATGTTTTTTTTGCAAGCCAGCCTTAAGTGAAAAAGGCAAAGAGTTAAAAGCTCTGCAAAAGCCTTCCTAGTGGGCTTTGATATCTAGGTTAAGTCTTGATGGTAAGATGCGGGACTTGGATTCCTGAGATTGAAGGTTCGACTCCTTCAACCTAGACCAAGAAAGAGGGGAGTACTCTTAGGAGCTTCGATAGATGAAAACCCTATCAAAATAAGTTGTATGTAGTGAAATATTCCTTAATGTGAAAATCAGGCTATTGTCAAAAGGGTTAAGTTTGCAAACGGTATTTCATTACATAGAGTTTATAAAAAAAGAGGAGAACGAAGGAGAAAAGCGTGAAAGAGATAAAGAAGAAAGATAAAGTTTATGTAAAGAGAGAGATAATATATGGAGAAGGAAAGACAAGATATAAAGAAGGGGTAGTAGAAGGTATTTACAGCAATCATATTGTAGTAAGATTTTTAAACAAAAATGGAAGTAGTTATAAAGAGAGTTTTTATAAAGATGAGGTATACAAGAAGGAGGAGTTAAGTAAGGATGCATATTTATATTAGGAATCAAAAAGGAGATGGGCTAATAGAAAAAGGCAAGATACTAATAATAGGGTCAATAAAGAGGAACTGCATTTTTACAGGAGACAATGAAGAAAATCTAATACTTTTAGGAAAATATAAAGATGAAGAAACGGCGAATGAAGTATTAGGACATATAGTAAATAGGATAATAGCCCCAACAGAGAAAGAAATAGAAAGGAAGAATATATTTATAGATTTAAGTGAATTAGATTTAATAATAAATAAAGAAAGAGTGCTCTAGTAGTCGATATTAAAGAAGATATCGGCTGCTTTTTTTTATGGGAAAGAGGACAAATAAGAATGTGGAAACTGTGGAAAAGTATGTGGAAAGATATAATCTAGGAGGGAATAATGGAAGATTATACAGAGAATATAAGAAAGATAAGAGAGAGTTTAAAAGGAGAAATAGACAATTACACAAGAATAAGAAGAAAAGCGTTATTAAGATATTATTTAGGAAAAGAAGAAGAAGAGAAAAGTAAAGTTATTTATAATAAAGAGAGAAACGAGTTAGATTTAAGTAAAAGTTTAGAGATATCGAAAGAGCTAATAAGAGAAATAGCAGAAGAATTACAAAGAAATAGCCAAGAATTAGGGTTAGAAAAGATGCAAGAGTTAAATAAGTTAATGAAAGACAATTTTTATTATCTTTCAAGGTATTTATTTAGTTATTATTTAATTGCAGTTGAGTTTGGAATACCTAAAGAGAAGCAATTTTATGCACCGAGGGATATGGTATTAGGACCAATAGCAAAAAGATTAGACATATTTTATTACAAGCCAAGAGCTGTTTTAGCATTAAATATGCCACAGCGGAACGCGGAAAAGAGCAACCATTATCAAGTAAAATATTAACACCTACAGGTTGGATAACTATGGGTGATGTTAAAGTTGGAACAAAAGTTATAGGAGCAGATGGAAAAGCTTGTAATGTAACTGGAGTATACCCTAAAGGAATTAAAGATGTATATAGAGTAACTTTTGATGACCATACTTACGTAGATTGTGGATTAGAACATTTATGGGAAGTAAAGACAAGTGATGATAGAAGAAGAAAAAAGGAAGCTAGGATAGTAAATACCAAGCAAATGTTAGATAATTACATATTAGGTAAAAACGCAAAAAGACCATATCATAATTATTCTGTTAGATTGGTAAAACCAATTGAATACGAAAGTCAATTAACTAAGGAAGATTTGAAGCCATATTTGTTAGGAGCTTTAATTGGAGACGGTGGACTAAGTGCTGGAAGTTTAAAGTTTACATCAGCGGATGATGAAATACTAGATAGAGTTGAAGATGAATTACCAAAGACAGATAGATTAGTGTATTATGACAAATATGATTATGGTATAAAGAAGAAAAAAGACGAAAGAGATGAAAAAGGACATCTCTTAAGAAATACAACTGATTTAAAGTTAGAAGAATACGGATTAAGAGGGAAAACATCTGACAAAAAATTTATTCCAAAAAAATATCTTTATGCAAGTACTTATGAAAGATTACAATTATTAAGAGGATTAATGGACACAGATGGATGGACAGATAAAAGAGATTGCAATTGCGAATTTTGTACTATTTCTGAACAATTGTGTTATGATGTGGTAGAATTAGTAAGGAGTTTAGGAGGAAAAGCAAGTTATTCAACTAAAATTGGAAAATATAAAGATAAAAATGGACAAATTAAAGAATGTAAGAAAGTATATAGGGTTAATATATCTATTAATATAAATCCATTTTATTTGAAAAGAAAAGCTGAAGTATATAGTGAACCTCAATTTAATTATCAAAAAATGATAGTAAAAATTGAAAAAGTAAGACAAGAAGAATGTCAATGTATAATGGTAGATAGCCCAGAACATTTATATGTAACAGATGGATATACTTTGACACATAATACTGAAATTGGTAAAAGGTTTATGAGTTGGGTTATAGGAAAAGAGCCTGATTTGGCAAACATGATGGTATCATATTCCGCTTCTATAGCAAAAGACAAATTCTATAATGGAATAATGACAATAATTGATGATGAAAACGGAAATTATCAAAAAATATTTCCAAATTTAGAGTGTATATACAAAAATGCAGAGACAATGTCATTAGATTATACGAATGACGGAAGGAAGAGACCACATTCAGAGTATACGTTATATTGTGCTGGATTTGATGGTGGTATTACAGGTAGAACTAGAGCACATAATGTACTTTATTTGGATGACCTTGTAAAGAATATGGAAGCAGCAAATAACAAAGATGTAATGGACAAAATGAATGATGAATTTAATGCAACATTAAGAAAACGTATGCAAGGTAACTGTAAGATGTTAATAATAGGTACATTATTTAGTATAAACGACCCATTTACAAGGACAATAACATATTTTAAGGAAAACGCACCTGATAGAATAGAGGTAATAAGGCTACCACGGATTGAATGAAGAGAATAAAACGAATTTTCCTTACAAATATGGAATGGCATTAACAACAGAGCAGTTGTTAGAAGATAAAGCATTAATGGACACAGTATCATTTGAGTGTTTAATACAGCAAAATCCAATTGAAAGATTAGGAATAGAATTTAGTGAAGATGAGCTTTCAAAATTTGATGAAGAAGAAACTGAAGGAATACAAAGGCGAATAGCAGCAGTCGATGTAGCTTGGGGTGGTGGAGATTATTTAGCAATGCCAATAGGAAGTGAACATAAAAATGGAGATGTTCCTATAATTGATGTTGTATGTACTCAAGAAGCAAAAGAAACTAGTATACCAATGGTTGTAAATGCAATAATAAGGAATAATGTTTCAGAATGCTTTTTTGAAGCAAACAATGGTGGAGACATGTATGCAGAAGAAGTAAGACGTGAACTAGAGAAGAAACAATATAAATGTTATATCCATTGGGCTAAAGCACCAACAACAAAAAGCAAAAGAGATAGAATATTAGCTTGTGATGGAGAGATTAAAGGTTCTAGTATAGCTAAATACAGATTAAAGTTTAAAACAAGAAGGAGTATTATAGGGAATAAAATGTATAATAAATTTTTAGATTTATTAACTCATTACAATCAAAGTGATAGTATGATAGGAAAGAAGCAAAATCCTGATGATGTTCCAGATGCTTGTGCTTCATTATTAACAAATGTACTAGGAGTGCAAAGAAAAGGGATAGCCAGAAGTAGAATAAGTAGAGCTGATTTAGGAATTTAATATTGACAGAACAAAAATAAAAGTTTATAATTTATATGAAGAATAATCCCTTATTCTTTTTTCGAGCGTGGTTTTGGGTTTTTATTTTTACTCCCTTTTCCACGCTTTTATTTTTTTGCAAAAAAATACTTTTCTATTGACTTTTTAAAAAAAATTTTTTATACTTATATTGAGGTATAATATATGATAGTTGATATTAGATGTCCTAAGTGTAGTAAATTAGTTGCTAAAAAAGAAAAAGAAGCATCTAGTATAAATATTTACTTTTATTGCACTAGGTGTAAAAAAAATTTTGAATTTAATAATAGTGCTCTAGTAGCCGATAAGAAATAATTTTCTTATAGGCTATTTTTTTGATAAAAGGAGTGAAAAAATGATAGGCTATGGTAGAAGAAGAATAATTGATGATAGAGAAATTAATGAAGAAAATATAATCCAGATACTTATTGATGCTTTTTCTATACATAAACAAAATGTAAATGATATAAGATATCTAATAAATTTTTACAAGGGTAAGCAAGATATATTAAAAAGACCAGAAAGCTCAACATCTGGGATAAATAATAAGACGGTATTAAACTACGCTTATTCTAGTGAAAGAGATATAATTGGATATACTTTTGGAAAACCTATACAAATAATACCAAGAAAAGGAAAAGCAAGAAAAGACATAAAGATATTAAGTGATTTAATGGAATATGAAAACTCAAATACCGTAGATAATGAAGTAGCTTTACTTGCGGGGATAACTGGTATAGGATATTTTTACACATTGCCATCAGAAGAAATAACGAGTGATTATATGCCTGACAATCCAATATCTATTAATCATGCTGATGTAGAGAACACTTTTGTTATTCAATCTGCAAAAGTTGGAAATCCTGTAAGAATGAGTTGCAATTACTGGTGTGATAAGTATAATAAAAAGACACACTTTACATGTTATACAGATACAGAAATTTACAAAATTGAAAGTGAAGGAATAAATACAATAAATGTTACTTCAAATAAAAATAAAGTAACAAAGAAAAAAAATCTCATAGGATTAAATCCAATTCAGATGGTCCAAAACAATTTATTCTTAATGGGAGATTTTGAAGTAGCATTAAGTGTATTAAATGCGATAAACCAACTAGCTAGTGATAGTTTAAATGATGTAGAAAATGTAATCAAAAGTTTATTAGTAATAATAAATTCTGAATTAGAAGATGAAACAGTAGATAATGTAAAAAAGAATAGAATACTTGAGTTATTAGGGCAACCACGGAGCTAATGTAGATGCTAAATTTATTTATCAACAATTAGATGCATTAGGTGCTCAAAATTTAAGAGAATACTTAGAAGAAGCATATAAAACTATAATAGGTATACCAGACCGTAAGACTAGAGGCGGAGGCGGTGGAGACACAGGCGATGCTGTAAAATTACGTGATGGATGGGCTGATATAGAGATAGTTGCCAGAGTAAAAGAAGGTTATTTTAAAATGGCTAAGAAAAAGCAAGTTGCTGTTATTATACAAATAATGAAAGAACTTAATCAAGTTAGCGAAGATTTTAAAGTAATTGATTTAGACATTAAATTCTCAAGAAATAAAACAGACAATTTACAATCTAAAGCACAAAGTTATTCAACTTTTATAGGAACAAAAACAATTACTCCTGAAGATGCCTTAGAAATGTGTGATGTAACAACAGATGTTGTAGAAGTTGCTGAAAGAGGTAAGAAATATTGGGAGAAAATTGCTGAAGAAAATATGAAAAAACAACAAGAAATGATGAAACAAAAAAGTGAAAATGCAGGGGATTTACCTAATACTAGTAATTCAGCCACAAGTAAAACTTTAGGTACAAATTTTACTAATAATAAAAATAAAATAAGCCCTAAAGAAGCTGAAAATAACAAAAGACCAAAAGGTAATATTTAATTTGATATAATTTTTAAAATTATAAATTGCCAGTCCTACGTGGCTATATCTGTAGGTGAGATAATGCACAGAGAAGTGCTATAAAACGCTATCAATAAGAAAGGGAAAACAATGGAAGACGAAATCAAAGAATTACTTGGAGAAAACTACCATGATGGAATGACTGCAAAAGATGTTCAAGAAGCTTTTAACAAAATGCTTTTAGGAACAGGAAGATATGTTAATAAGGACAATGCTGATGCTCAACAAAGAAAATTAGAAGAAGATTATAAAAAGCAAATAGCAGAGTTAAATCAAACTATTAACAGTAAGATGACAGATGATGAAAAAATGAAAGCAGCTCAAGAACAGAGAGACAAAGAATTTGAAGAAATGAAGAAAATGCTAGAGCAATCTAAAATTGATGCAAGCCTATTAAATTTTAAAAGCAATGTATCAGAAGCTAGAACATTAGCTGGAATAGAGGATGACGATAGTGATTTTTCAAAATTTATTTCAAATGCAGTTTTGCAAGATAAAGAAAAAAATGATAGTGTTAGTAAATATATTAACTCTATTGTAAAAAAAGCTTATGAAAAAGGAAAATCTGATGCAGTTAAAGAAGGTTTAGGCAATATGGGAAAAGATGGTAAAGGTTCTCAAGGAGACAATGATGGAGAAACCGAAGTTGACCAAAAAATTAAAAGCATAATGGAAAATATGGCAAAAAAGAAAGAAAGCTATTATTTTAAATAAATAAAAGGAGGAATTTAAAATGGCAGTAGCAAATAGTGTAAAATCAAAAAATTACGCAAACGAAAAACAAATACTAATTGCACCTGAATTAGCATTTACAATAGGATGCCTAGTTAGTAACGAAGGTGTAGATGCCGATGAAAACGGTAGAAAAATAGTTAAAGCAGGAACTCCAGTTGGAGGAACAACAAGTGTTTTAACAAACAGACAAACTGTATTAACAAAAGGTGCTGAAAATGCACAAGGTGTTGTATTACATGATGTAGATGTAACAGATGGAGATGGTAGAGCTACTCTAGTTGTTGCAGGTTATGTAGATTTATACAAATTAGATGAAGATGTAGTAACATTAGTTACAAGTGCTACAGAAACATTAACAAAAATAACATTCCTAAATGGAAGTAAAAATTAGGAGGTAAAAGATAATGGAAATATTTGATTATATAAAAGCAAAAGCACAAGCATTATATTGGAATGAATATCAAGCAAACCAATCAGAAGCTCCATTTTTAGGAGATGAATTATTCCCAGCTGAAAAACAAGCAGGGTTAGATATGAGCTTTATTAAAGGTGCAAGCGGAGTAGCTGCAGTTCTATCTCTATCAGCTTTTGATGCAAAAGCACTTGGAAGAAATAGAATTGGTTTCAGCGAAATGAGTGCTGAAATGCCATTCTTCAAGAATGATATGAAACTTAATGAAAAATTAAGACAAAAATTAATAACAGCTTCAACAAATTCAAATTCAGCATACTTTGATGAAGTATTAAGAAAAATTTTTGAAGACAATATGCAACTATTAAAAGGTGCAGCAGCAACAAGAGAAAGAATGAGAATGCAATTAATTACAACTGGTGTAATCAGCATAGTATCTAATGGTCAAGAATATCAATATGATTATCAAATGGACGCAACACAAAAAACAACAGCTACAAAATCTTGGTCAGATAGTTCTGCTGATATAATTGCTGATATAATTGCAGCACAAGATGCAATTGAAGCAAAAACAGGTGTAAGACCTACAAGAGCTATTTGTAGAAGAAGTGTATTAAGAAACATAATGAAAAATGAATTAATTAAAAATTCTATATATGTATTAGGAAATGGAGCTGTAAATATTTCAGAAGCTTCAGCAAGAGCATTTATAGAAGAGCAAACAGGAGTTACAATTGCTGTTTATGAAAAAATCTACAAAGATGAAGAAGGACAAGTTCAATATTATATGCCAGATGATTTATTTGTACTTTTACCAACTGAAACAATTGGTAGAACATTATTTGGAACAACTCCAGAAGAAGCTGATTTAGTAGTATCTAATGTAGCAGATGTTGCAATTGTAGATACAGGTGTTGCTATTTCTACATACGGAGAAACAGACCCTGTAACAAGAACAACTAAAGTATCTGAAATTTGTATGCCAACAGCTGAAAATCTTGATAAAGTTGCAATAATTGATATAGCTGTTTAATGATGGAGGTGTCCACATGATTACAATAGTTAAAGATGGAAGAAAAATATTATGTTCTAAAAATACATATAAAAGTATGTATGAAAGATTAGGATATAATATATTAGAAAATAAAAAAGAAGCAAAAGAAGTAAAAGAGGAAAATAAGGTACAAGATAATACAGCAAGAGAAGAAACAATAATTAACAAAAGGATAAAGAACAATAGTAAAAGTAAGAAAGGAGAATAATATGTTTTGCAAAATAAAAGATAAATATTATGTAAAAGTTGCTAATTTTTTTCAAGAATTACAAGTAATAGATGATAATATCATTCCTACTCAAGGTGAAGCAAATAGGATTTATTCTCCAGTACCTGAATATAAGGTTGTAACTAGCGAAGAAATATTAAAAGAAGTTGAAAAGAAATCAAAAGAAAAGTTGCAAAAAGACAATACTAAAAATAAAAAATTTTTCTAATTTAAAGGAGAGAGGGAAATGAATGATTTAGAATTTAGAGCAAATGAAATTGTAACATATCTTTACACAAAAGTCTCAAAGAAATTAAAAAGATTAGAGTTAGATTTTGATGATGATGATATTTATGATGAAATTAGCAATGCTATTGAAGCAATAAATCTAAGAAGACATTTTGAACCAACTCCTTTAATTTTACTTGAAGATAAATATAAAAATTTAGCTTATGAACTATGTATTGCTTCAATGACAAAAGAAGGTGCTGAAGGACAAATTTCACATTCAGAAAACGGAATAAGTAGAGGATATGACAGTTCTAGTTATCCAGAGAGTATGTTAAGAAGAATAGTGCCTTTAGCAAGAATGAGAGGTTAATATTATGGTATCAATGACAAGAAATAAAAGAACTATTTATCTTTGCAAAAAAAAAGATAATTCTTTGGAATTTGAAGCTCCAATAGAAATAAAAGTCAACTATAGACCAACATATAGTTCAAATGATGTGTTAGCTTTAGGTAATAATTATACTTTATATCAAACAATAAAGTGTACTCCTAAAGTAGCTGAAAATTTCAAGTTTAATGATAGAGTATATATTAAAAAACCTGAAGATTTTAATAGTAGTTGCAATGATGCTGATTTTTATGTATACGGTAACCCTCTTATTACATTAAATGAAGCAGAAGTAACACTTAGAAAATTAAGTGGTGATTTAGAAGATGAAGAAAATTAGTGTAGATTTATCTACTCAAAGTATAAATAAATTAATAAATAAATTAGAAAGATTTAATAAAAACCTTGAAAAAGCTGATGAAAAAATTGTTGAAGAATTATCGAATTTAGCATTACAAGAAATACAAGAAAATTATTCCAGCACTCCATATAAAGATGGCAATGAAGATATTAGTTTTTATGCAACAGGAACTGAAAAAAATAAAAAAGTTGGAGTAATGGGAAGCCAAGTTTTATATAACGAATTTGGAACAGGAACTGAAGGACAAAATAGTCCACATCCTGAAAAAGAAAATTTTGGATTAAATCCTTATAATAGTGGAAGGACCATAAGACAAAATAACAATCCTAATAGTTCGGCAAGTAAATTAGGTATACCTGAAGGAGAATTATATTGGACTTATATGGATGGCAATGTTAAAAAATACACTCAAGGTATTCCAGCGGGTAAACAAGTTTATATGGCAGCAAAAGCTGTAAAAAAACAAAAAAATAAAATAATAGAGAAAGTTGTAGGTGATGCTTTATCGAAACTTTAAGCGACCAAATAGTCCATGATTTACAAGAAGCATTTTTAGAACCATTAGAATATGTTGACAAATATGATGAAGAAAAAAATAAATCAATAGACTATTCAAATATAATTATAAAAGATTATTATAAAGCTTTACCAAAACTATCATATCCACGGAATAGCAGTACAAGAAATAGATAATTCTGAAAATGAAAGATATACTGATAATGATGGCGAGCATGTATCAAATTTAGCTTATCAAATAGATGCTTTTTCAAGAAGTTTTGAAGATGTAGAAGCTAAAGATTTAGTAATTTTAATGGGAAATAGAATAAATAAAATATTAACAGGTAAAAATTACAGATTAACAAGGGTTGGTGCACCTACATTAGCACCATTGATTAGTGATAAAAGTATTATGAGATATTCTTTAAGATATGAATGTTCAATATTTTTAGATACTAATACTATATATAAAAGAAGTTAGGAGGAAAGTAATATGGCTATTAATTTAAGTACAGCTGGAATACATTTATTATATGCTGTAGAAACTACAGCAGGAACAAGACCAGCAACAGGATATGTTGATTTAAAAGGTGTAAAATCTATTCCATCTTTAAACCCATCACCAGACAGTTTAGAGACAACTGATTTAAACCAAGAGGAATATAAAACATATATTGATGGATTAAAAGATATAGGAGGAGCTTTAGAGTTTACATTCAACTTAACAAATGATTTAATAACAACTTGGGAAACTTTAATGACAGCTTATGAAACAGCTAAAGGAACAAATAAGTCTACATGGTTCTTAATATATATACCAAAATTAGACAAAGTATTTTACTTTAGAGGAAATCCAAGTAATCTAGGTATGCCAGAAGCTGCAGTTTCAAGCGTATTAGAAATAACTACTTATATAACACCAACAGATGCTCCAGAGATGGCAGCCGCACCAGAAGATATAGCAACATCAATAGCAAATAATGGATAATATAAAAAAACAAAGAAAGGGAGTAAAAATATGAATACAAAAATATCTTTTGAAAAAGATGGTAAAAAATATATATTAGAATATGACAGAAAGTCAATTGCCTCAATGGAGAGACTAGGCTTTAATATAAATGAATTTGGAGACAAACCAATGACAATGTTACCTTTAGCTTTTAAAGGTTTATTTATAAAAAATCATAAATTTGTCAAAGATGATTTTATAGATGAATGTTTTGATAACTTTAAAAATAAAGAAAAGTTAATTGAAACTATTGGAATTATGCTAGAAGAAACATACAAAACCCTAGAATCAAATTCTGATGATGAAGGAAATGATTTGGGAAACATAGATTGGGAGACAGTTTAGAAGAGATAAACAAGGTGGAGTATGTTTCCCTTAGTGAGCGTTTTGAAGAACTTTGCCCTATCTTTATGAATTTTGGCATGACATATAGAGAATTTTGGGAGGAAGACCCAACTATGGCTAGGCAGTATTTAAATGCTTTTAAAATGAAGCGAAAAAAAGAAATTAAAAATAAAGAGTGGGAAATATGGAAGCAAGGCATGTATGTATATGAAGCATTAATAGATGTTTCTCCTATACTACATGCCTTTTCAAAAGCAAAAAAACCTCTACCTTATCCTGAAAAGCCTTATGGTTTAAAGGATGATGACGAAGAAGAAAAGGATAAAATCACAAAAGAAAAAGAAGAGGAAAACGAAAGATTGAAAGCGACAGTCTTCTTTAGCAACTGGGCTAGAGCGACAAAAAAACAGTTTAAAAAGTAAAGAAGGTGATTAAAATAGCTGATATAAGTGTTGATAATGTAAATATTGAAATTCAAAGCTCTTCTGGTAAAGCAACAGATGGAATAAATCAACTTATTGAAACATTAAGTAATTTAAATTCTGCTTTAGGGAATGTTCAAAACAATGTCAATAAATATATAAAAGGAATGGAAAAAATAAGCAATGTTGGTAAACAAGTTAAAATGCCTCAAATTTCAAATAATTCTAATAAACCAGTATCACAGACACAAAAAGAAACTGATTATTTAAATTCTAATATTCCAACAAATAACAAGAGAATAGACAGTCCAAAAGGCGATGAAGGAGAATTAAAAGGAGTTCAACTATTACAAAAAAGATTAGAAAGTTTAACTGGAACTATAAACAAAACAACACAAAGAATAAAAGATATGTTTAAATCAATTGCACAATCAAAAATAGCAAGAGGAGCACTAAAAGTATTAGATGCATCTTTTGGAAATCTTGGAAAAAACATAAGCAATGCAAAAAGCAGAATCCAGTCATTAGCAAAAAGTTTTTCAAAATATGCGTTAGCTTTATATGGAATTAGAAGTGCTTTTTATGCAGTAAGAAATGTATCTAATGAATTTTTATCTAGTCAAAACGCTACAGCACAACAATTAAGTGCAAATATTTCTTACTTAAAATATGCATTAGGTTCAACATTAGCACCAGTAATAACTTTTATAACTAATTTAATTTATAGTTTATTAAAAGCTGTTCAATATTTAGTATATTATTTTGCAAAGATTAACATTTTTTCAGGAATAACAGCAAAGAATTTTGGTTCAGCAGCTGGAAGTGCAGGAAAAACATCAAAAGAATTGCAAAAACAATTACAATCTTTTGATGAATTACACAATATAAGTCTTGAAAATAATTCAGGCTCTGGAGGTGGAGGAGGAGCAGGAGGCATAGCTCCAAATCTGGATTTATCTGAAGTAGATACTAATTTTAAATATTTATTTGATGATATAGAAAACTGGGGTAGAAAATTAGCGGAAAAAATAAATGAATTATTAAGCAAAATAAATTGGAATGCTATATTAGAAAATGCAGAAAAAGCATCCAGATTATTAGCAAAAATATTAAATGATTTCACATATTATTTAGATTTTAAAAAATTGGGATATTCAATAGCACAAGGAATAAATACTGCTTTAGTTTTTATGGACACTTTTTTCCAACAATACAATTGGGGTGTTTTAGGTGGCAAATTAGCCGATGGACTAAATAGTATGGTTCAAACAATTCAATGGGATACTTTAGGAAGAACTTTAACAAATGGAATGAGAGCAACAATTTTAACTTTAGAACAATTTGTTATGCAATTTGATTGGATAAAATTAGGACAATCAGTAGGAGAAATGGTTATAAGTGCTTTTTATAATATACCTTGGGATAGTCTTGCAAATACTATTAATGTTGGTGTAACAGGAATATTAGACTCTTTCATTTCTTTTTTAGATACAGTTCCTTGGGATGATATTGGTAAAAAAATAGGAAAGACATTAAATGATATTAACTGGAGAGAAATATTATCAAAACTTTTTCAAGCCATAATAAAAGTTGGGCAAGGAATGATGTCAATGCTTTGGAATGGAATTTTTAGTGGAAGTGATACAGCAATTTTAACAGGATTGGTTGGCGGATTTGTGTTGTTGAAAGGTTCAATCAATGGATTATTAACAATTGTAGATGTTACTAATAAATTCAGTAAATTTATAGATGTTGCTGGAGGATTTAGTAAAATCTTACCTGCAATAAAAAGCGTAGCTACTACTTTAGGTGGAATAACTTTAATAGTTGGTGGAGTAAGTTTAGCAGTAACAAATTTTATAAATATGTGGAAAAATGGAGTAACCAACTTACAAGCTGCTTTAATGACATTAGGAGCAGTTTTAGCAGGTGTAGGTGCTGTTCTGTTAGGTGTTTCAGCTCCAATAGCAGCAATAGTTACTGGAGTAGTATTACTTGTAGGAAGTATTGCATTATTAACTAAAGAATTTGTAAGTAATAAAGCTCAAATAAAAAGCGTACAAAAAGCACAAGAAGATTATAACAAAGCAGTAGAAGATGCAGCTGAAAAACAACAAACTTATGAAGATGCTGTAGATAAAGCTACTGATACCTTAAAAAGATTAGAAGAAATTGAAAAAGAAACTGGTCTAAGTGGAGAGGCATTATATAAACAAGTAGAAGATGGAACTTTAACTTATGCAGAAATGACACAACAACAAAGAGAAGTTTATAAAGCTTATAAAGAAAATAAAGAAGCTCAAGATGAAGCAACTGAAGCAACTAACGCATATAATGAAGCAAAGAAAGAAGAAGTAAGACAATCTTTTGAAAATCAATTAGCTCTTGCAAAAGAAAGCGGAAATTATGATGATTTCAAAAAAACTGTTGTAGATGCTTTTGAAAAAGGAGAATTAAGTGCTGATGAAGCAAGAACTTTAATAGAAAGAAGTATGGCAGGAATGAGTGATGCTTCTGAACAAACTTTTACAGAAGATTTACCAGCTGATTTAAAAGAAGGTCTTGAGCCTGACAAATATTCTAGTGCAGCAGAAAAAGCAGGGGAGGCAATAAAAAGAAAGTTTGAAGAATTTAAAGCAGGATTTTCTATTATACAAGACTGGTGGAATGAAAAAGTAGCACCATGGTTTACTTTAGAAAAATGGAAAGAAATTGCAGGTAAGGCAAAAGATGGAATAGTTCAAAAATTCAACGAATGGAAATCATCTTTTCAACCAATAAAAGATTGGTGGAATGACAAGATAGCTCCATGGTTCACTATAGGTAAATGGAAAGAACTTGCTCAAAAAGGTGTTGATGGAATAAAGAGTGCCTTTTCAAATTTAAACATTAAAATTAAAATGCCACATTTTAGTTGGGGAACACAACCTGCTAGTGGTATGATAGCTAAAATTTTAAGTGCATTAAACCTTCCAACAAGTTTACCTAAATTAAGTGTAAAGTGGTATGCAGAAGGTGGTTTTCCAACAGAAGGAGACTTATTCTTTGCAAATGAAGCTGGACCAGAAATGGTAGGTTCTATTGGAAATAAAAGTGCTGTAGCCAACAATGACCAAATTACTCGTGCTATTGCAGAGGCTACATATCAAGCAATAAGTCAAGCTTTAAATGAAAATCAAGACAATGGGCAACCTATAGTAGTAAATATAGGTAATGAAACATTATACAAAGGTATAGTAAGAAGTCGAAGTCAAGCAAGTAATCAATATGGAATAGCATTATAGGAGGATAATATGAGTAATTTTAAAGGATATTATGTAAAAATAGGAAATTGTAATTTTACAACTCCAGCACCTAAAAGAGAGGGATTATTAATACTACCCCATATTGTTCAAACTGCTGATAGTGGGGTATTAGCTAGCGGTAAACTAGATTTAAAAGTTTTACCTCATACAAGAACAAAAATTCAAATGCAATTTCCAATAATGACATTATCACAATATATGTATTACTATTCAGTCATAATGCAAAGTATGGCTTTAACAGTAGAGTATTATAACGAAGGTATAGATGCTTATGAAACAGGAATTTTCTACCATAATGATATGCAGTATAAACCAATAAAATATAGAGGCGAAGAGATGATAGAAATGCAAGAAATTCATTTAATTGAACATTAAGGAGGATTACATGTATAAGTTAGAAAATAATGTAGAATGGACAGATGAATTAAAAAACGCTTTTAAACATGGAATAACTAAAGCAAAAATAATATATGATAATACAGAAATTAATTATGATAATGGAATAAAAGAAATTACATTAGAAGATAGTGTGTATGTACCTGATTTAGGATTCATTGGTCAAGCGGTGGCAAAGAAAGTAACTTTAACGCTGCTTGATAATGAACAAACAACAAATCTTGAAAATAGTGAATTTGAATTATATATAGGTGCGGATTATAACAATAAAACATACTATATAAATTATGGAAAATTTATTGTTAATGAAGTTCCTGAAAATGATAGTACAAATGGTACAATTCGAATTATTGCTTATGATTATATGATTAAGTTCAATAAAATATATGAAGACCAAGTTGTTTACCCTCGCACTCTTAAAGAATATCTTACTAATATATGTTTACAAGCAGGAGTCGAATTAGGTTCAGAAACTTTTTTAAACGATAGTTTTCTAGTAACAGATAATCAGTTTGAAGGAAAACAATTAAGAGAAATATTAAAACATATTGCAAAATGTGCTTTTAGTTGGGCTAGAATAGGTCAAGACAATAAGTTATATTTAGATTTTGATATTACTGAAAATATTGCTGATACATTCACAATAGATGATTATAAAATGGATGGTTATAAGAAAGCAAATGAATATTATGGACCTATAAACAAAGTAACTTATGGTGATAGTGATATTCAAGGGCAAGAAATAAGTGTTCCAGAAGTAGACCCTGAAAATGTGAAAGAACTTATAATAAATGATAATTACTTTGGATATACTTTAGAAAAAAGAAAAGAATTAATACAAGCAGGAGAGAATTTATTTGGGTTTACTTATATGCCAGTAACACAATTAGATTTAACAGGAGCAATATATTTAGATTGTACTGATAGCATTGAAATACAAGATGAAAATAAAAATTCTATAACAACAAGAGTGTTTTCACATACTATAAAATACAATGGAATTATAAGTGATACTATCACAACAGAAGGTATAAGTGATAATCAACAAACTTATGAAAATATGAATACACCAGTTAGTGCTACTAATAGAACTGAAATAAGTGTGGATAGAGCTAACAAAAGAATACAAAGTATAGCAAGTGAAATAGGAGATAGAAGTCAAAAAACAACAACAATAACTCAAGACATTGATGGAATTGAAAGCAAAGTAGAAGATTTAGAAGACTTAACTAAAGTCGCAACTGGATTAAAAACAGTAACTATATCCGATGCATACCCAAATGAATTGCCATTAGAAATACATATTTATGGTAATAATACTGTATTTGATTATCTATATCCTGCTGATGATTTATTCCCTGCTGATGACTTATATCCTTATGGAGATAGTAGAATTAGATTCTATAATGATAAAGAAGATAAAACTATTGAATTAGGAATAGAAGAAGTATTAAGAGCTAATTTAGAAGCAAGAGATGAATTTTTCATAAACAGCGAAGGTACAGTTAACTTAATAAGGAGAGTAAATCAAGATGGAACTACAAAGTCTGTACCAGAAACAATAGAACTAGGAAGATTGACTTTTACATTAGTAGAAGGAGATAACACATTTGAAATAGTAAATTATACTGCACCTATAGAAATAAAATATGCGACAAAAAGTACATATACTGATATATTTGCAACAAGAGTAGAAATGAATAGTTCTATTTCTCAAACAGCTGAAGAAATAAATTTAGAGGTAAGAAAGAAGGTAGATGAAAATGAAGTTATTTCAAAAATCAATCAATCTGCTGAACAAATACAAATTGAAGCTAATAAGATTTCTCTTGCACGGAAAAGAAATAAATTTAACAGGAGATAATACAACAATAACTAGTACAAACTTTAGTGTAGACAAAGATGGAAATATGACTTGTAATAATGGCGATTTTAAAGGTGATATTAAAAGCGGAAGTACAATAACAACACCTAATTTTAAAGTTGATGAAAATGGAAATATGACTTGTGGTAGTGCTAAAATAACAGGGGGAAGTGTTGTATTAGATTCTTCATCAAGTGATTATAGTTTTAGAATATTTAATAACGCAACAGGAGTTACTACTAAAGTTACATCAGATTCATTAATTGTGGAAAGCAATTCTGGTAAAGGAAGTTATCAAGATGGAGCAATCTTATTACAACAAGGAGGAAATCAGACTTCAATATCTGCTAGTTATGCATCTTTTGGTGGAGATGTGTATGCAAAGTCTTTTAATCCAACATCATTACAAGAAAATAAGAAGAACTTTGAGAAATTTAAAAGTGGATTAGATATAATAAACAATATTGATATATATAAATATCATTTTAAATCGGAATTAAATAATGACAAAAAGCATATAGGATTTGTAATAGGAGATAGTTATAAATATTCTAAAGAAATTACATCAAAAGAAAATGATGGAGTTGATTTATATTCATTTGTATCTGTGTGTTGTAAAGCAATCCAAGAGCAACAAGAACAGATAGAAAAATTAGAAAAAGAAATAAAAGAATTGAAAGGAGAAAAATAATGGCAGGAGAATATATAGAATTTAATAATCTTACGCAACCAGCTGTTAATGACACTAATTTAAATTTATTACAACGATATATAAAACAAGATATTCAAGGAGCTGTTTCTGGAGATACATTGCCAGTTGGTGCAATATTGCCTTTTGGTAGTGATATAATTCCTGATAATTGGTTGCTATGTAATGGTCAAGAAGTAAGTAGAACAGATTATTATCAATTATTTGATGTAATAGGAACAACTTTTGGTCAAGGAGATGGCTTTACAACATTTAAATTGCCAGATTTACAAGGAAAAATTCCTGTTGGACTAGATAGTAATGATGAGGATTTTGATACATTAGCAGAAACAGGAGGAGAAAAAGAGCATACATTAACAATTGAAGAAATGCCATCCCATAACCATAATGGCGGTTCTAATACTGATGGAATTGTTCAACATTTAACTACTATTGTTCAACCGTATACAGTTGTATCTAGAGGGACTTCAGGAGAAGCTTATAAATATGCAGCTTCTTCAGATGTAGGCGGTGGAGAACCACATAATATTTTACAGCCATACATAGTAACAAATTATATTATAAAAGCACAACAAAGTGCAGGAGTAATAGCAACAGTAGTAGATAATTTGACAAGCAGCAGTTCAACTGATGCTTTATCTGCAAATCAAGGTAAAGTATTAAAAGAGTTATTAGAAGGAACAGTATTATATGAAAGTGAAACAGGGTTAAATCAAAAAACTCCTATACCATTAACAGATACAGCAAGTAATTATAACAGAATAAAAATATATTATAAAAATGATGATGACAGTAATCAAGTTTGGAACACAGCAGAATTATTTGATGCAGTAGGAAAAAAAGCTACATTAGAAACAACGCGTCAAGGTTCAACGAATCAATATAAACACACAGTAGAAATAACAGTTGCCGAAAATCAAATTAATTGGGGACACTTTGGACAGTTTATTATAAATGGAAATGGTATATCTGATTATCATGTCGATTATCAAGGATTTATAAGAATTTATAAAGTGGTAGGATATAACTATTAAATAAAGGAGGAATAAAAATATGATGGTAGGAGTAGACAAAAATGGTAGATATCAAGAAATAAAAACAAATGAAAATGGAAATTTAGAGGTAGTTGTAACAGATGGAAGTGCAACTTCATCAGAGACAACATTAAATGCGAGTATGCAAAAAGTAGGAACAACAGCAACAAGCATTTCTATAAATAAAAAAGTAACATCAATAGACATAGCAAATTATAGTGAAAGTGCAAATATAACATTAACAATTGGAACATCAAATTATGTAATTGGAAATAACATAGCAACAACATTAGTAATTAATAAAGATGTAACAAATATATCATTAGTATCAACAGAAGCAGATACAACAGTACAAATTATTGTAAAAGGAGTTGAATAATATGAGCATTCAATTTATAAATAAAGGCGGAGGAATAGATACCTCAGATGCTACAGCAACAGCTAGCGATATATTAAAAGACAAAACAGCTTATGTTGATGGAGAAAAAATTACTGGTACGTTAGAAGTAGATAATACACCAATAGAAGTAAAAAACAGTTATACAACTAATTATAATTCTAATGGGGGTTATATTGCAGAACAAATAAAAAATATAAAACCAGTAAAAATAACAGAAGTTGGTTGTAATTATTTATTTAATAATTTTCATTCTTTAGAAGATGTTACAATAATATTTGAAATAAAACCAACAAAAATGAGATATATGTTTAACCAATGTAATAGTTTAAAAAATATTAAATTTATTAATTTAGATTCAAGTGAAGTTGATATAATGGATTATATGTTTTCTAATTGTCATAACTTAATAACAATTCCAGAATTAAACACTAGTAATGTTACTAATATGGATTCCTTATTTAATCAATGTAATACAATAAAAAATATTCCTCAAATTGACACTAGTAATGTTACTGATATGGGTAATATGTTTGGTAATTGTACGAATTTAGAAACGATACCACAATTAAATACAAGCAAAGTTACTAGAATGTATTCTATGTTTATGAGTTGCACAAGTTTGGTAGAAATACCACAATTAGATACAAGTAATGTAACTAATATGAGCAGTATGTTTTCAAATGATAGTAAATTAGAAACGATACCACAATTAAATACAGGTAATGTAACTAATATGAACAGTATGTTTTCTGGCTGTTCTTCTTTATCAAATGATAGTTTAAATAATATATTAGCAATGTGTATAGGAGCAACAACATATACAGGAACAAAAACATTAAAATGGATAGGTTTATCATCAAAAAAAGCTACCATTTGTCAAGGATTATCAAACTATCAAGACTTTTTAGACGCTGGTTGGACTACTGGATATTAAGGAGGAAATAATGGAAACAATAATAGGAAGTATAATTACAGGCGGATTATCCCTATTAGGAGTTATACTCGCAGTAATTGGTGGAAATAAAAAGATGGAACATCAACTAGATAAAAAACAAGCAGTAACAGACACAAAGATAGATGAATTAACAAGAGAAGTTAGAGAACATAATAATTTTGCTCAAAGAATACCTGTAATTGAAGAACAAATAAAAGTTGCTAATCATAGAATAGATGATTTAGAAAACAAATTAAGTTAAAGGGAGGGATTTCGATGGAAATATCAATAGCTTTAGTGGTAATGGCTGTAACATTAATTGCAGGCGAAATAACAAAGGTATCCAAAATACCTAATAAATACATACCATTACAAAATTTAACTATAGCAATTATATCAAGTATAATCTGTATTACTTTTAAAGTAGAAGGATTAGGAACATTAGAAACAGTTATTACTTGTATATTTGCTTGTATGAGTGCAGGAGGAATATCAGACTTAAAAAAAATAACGAAAGGGGAATAGCTATGGAAGATAATATAGTAATAGAAAATGTAGAATTTGATGAACAGTTATATAAAAAAAACATAGCAGAAAATAGTTTAGATATTGAATATGAAGGAGGAGATATAAATGCAGATAACTAATGTAATATGTCCTACGAGTAAATATTCAATAAAATGTCCTTATGAAATGACACCAGAGTATATAACAATACATAATACATATAATGATGCATCAGCAATGAGCGAAATATCTTATATGATAGGTAATAATTTAAAAACTTCTTTTCACGCAGCAGTTGATAATGAAAGAGTAGTAACAGGACTTCCTTTCAACAGAAACGGATGGCACGCAGGTGATGGACGTGGAAAAGGAAATATGAAATCTATTGGAATAGAAATATGTTACAGCAAATCTGGTGGAGAAAGATTTGAACAAGCAGAAAAATTGGCAGCAGAATATACAGCGTATTTATTAAAGCAATATGGCTGGGGAATAGATAGAGTAAGAAAGCATCAAGATTGGAGTGGTAAATACTGTCCACATAGAACGCTAGATATGGGATGGCAAAGGTTCTTAAATATGGTTAGTTCATATTTAGGAGGAACTACACCAGTTAATAACAATGTAAAAAACGATGGGAGTGATGTGGAAATGAAAACATATCAAAATGGAAGTACAACAGAAGTAGTATATAGTGATACAGCATGTACTAATAGAATAGGTAGTTTAAACCCAAGAGAAGCTTGCGATTGTTTTGGAATATTTGAAAACAGAGCAATGGTAAGATATAAAGTTGATGGGAGAAACAACTACAAAATAGGATTTTGCAGATGGTTAGGTGGAGTTAGATAATTTCACTTGCATATTGTACTAAGATATAGTATAATTTTATTAGTGTTCGTTTGTGGAGTTTGTGTCCGTAGCACTTACTTCAACAAGAAAAGCTAGATTGATTTTTTCAGTCTAGCTCTTTATTTCTATTAAAAAATGTTGACTTATAATGATTTAATATGATATAATTTATTTAATAAAAAAAAGATAAGGGGCTTTGAAATGTATTATTTATTAAGTATATTATTAGGTTTATTACCTGAAGTTTTATATTTTACATTATTCTTAATATATACAAAGAACTTAAAAGAAAAGAAAATAAAATTATTTTTGCTTATAGGAATTGCATACTTTTTATGTATGTTAATACAACAGTATAATTTTATATTTTACGTTTTACACCTATTTACATTTTATGCAATACTAAAGTTTTTATATAAAAATAAAATACAATTAATAGACGTTTTTATAATAGTATTACCATGTTTATGGTTATCAATATTGTCTTTTGTATTAATAAATTTTACTAAAAATGATTTATCTAATTATGTTTTTATTTATATAATACAAAGATTACTGATGTTTGCTCCTTTTGTATTTAGACAAAAATTTAATTTTTATTATAAAAAATATTGCAATTTATGGAATAGAAATGATAAAGAAAGAAGACCAATAAAAAGCATCACATTAAGAAATATAAGTTTGATATTATTGAATAGTGTAATATTCTTTTTGAATATTATCATTATGAATATAATAAAATTTATTCAAGAAATGAGGTGTTAAATATGCCATTCGGTTCTTATTTATTCTTTTTTGACGCTAAAGAAGGAGAGTAAATCAAATGAAGAAATATTTGATATATTTATCCAGTATTATCTTTAACGTAACAGAGCTCCTAATAGTTATTTCAATAGGCGGGCTATTGGGGCTAACATTTGACAAAATGATAATATTGGTATTATTATTTGCAATAACAAGAATGGTCCTAAAGCAAGCAATGCACTATAAAGATTGGAGAAGATGTTTAGTAATGACTAGTTTATTTTTCTTGTCATTGTTTGTAGTTGCAAAAGCAGATTTTTTATTAGCATTATTATTGACAATCTTTGAAGCATTGATACTAACTGGACGTGGTAATATAGATGATACATTTATGTGGGGTGGCAACAAATTAAATAAAGAAGTTTTTGATTGGGTAAAGTTTAACCCTAATAATGAAAAACTTTTAAAATATGAACAAGATTTAAAAGAACACGATAAACAAAAGTATATTATTTTTGAATATAGATTTAGAGAATTTAAAAGTTATTCTGATATTTCTAAACTAATGGATATAGAAACTCAAAGAATTTCAGAAGAGATAAAAGTGATTTCACATTTTATAGAATATAGTATAAGATTAGATTGTTAAAAATCTAATCTTTTTTTATATCCGTTGTAGAGAATTTAATTTAAAATTATTATAATTAAATCAAAATAGAAGATTGTTTCGCCTATTAGCAATCTTTTATTTTAATAGGCTAAGAGTAAATTTCTTAGTCTATTTTTTTTATTTAAAAAGAAGGAGGGATTTTAAATGCCATTATATGGATATGGTTCAGCATTAAATGCTCAAAATAATTATGAACAAAGTTTACGAAATATTATTAATCAGGCAAATTCACAATTACAACAATTACAAAGTCAACCAGCACAAGTTGTTCCGCAACAACCAATTACTCAAAATTTTCAATTAGCATCTGCACCTTCTAATAATGAATTAGAAAGCAAGTATGCAAATAGTATTGATGAAGTAAAAAATACTTTTGTTATTAAAACAGGGATATTCGCTACAAAAGATTTTTCTACTATTTGGGTTAAAGATGTTACAGGAAACATAAGAACTTTTAAGACTGAAGAAGTAATTGAAATGGATGAAAAAGATAAAGAAATATATATGTTAAAAAAGCAAATTGAAGATATGAAAGGGATGATAGTTAATGCAAATGAACCCGCTAATACAGACTATGATGAACCAATTGCAAAGAAAAAACCCACAAGGTCATCAGCTAGTTCAAAAACTAATGCAAAATAACGGAAATCCTCAAGAAATATTACAACAAATAATAGGAGAGATTTCGCCAGAACAAAAACAATCTTTGTTAGAACAAGCTAAAAGATATGGAACTCCTAATAATATACTTTCACAAATTCAAAATATGAAATAGATAATAATGTAAAATTATTATAAATATTTTTTGAAGAAAGGAGGAATACCAAATGAACGATAGTATGAGTCCAGCTGATGTTGCTGCTGTAGTAGGTAACACAGACAGAAATATTGGCTATGGTTATCCAGTATTCCCTTATGGGGGAGGATTTGGAAATGGTAACGGCTTTGGTGGAGATAGCAGTTGGTTATGGCTAATTATCATTCTTGCATTGTTTGGCGGATGGGGAAATGGTAATGGAGGCTTCGGTGGTGGTTTTAATAATGATTACGCTTGGCTATCAAATGGTCAAAAAGAAATTATGCAAAACACAAACGAAGGATTTAATACATTACAATTAGCAAATCAATTAACTGGAATTTCATCAGGGGTACAAAACCTATCAACTCAATTATGTAACTGTTGTGCAGATATGAACCAAACTGTAAATGCAGGATTTGCAAATGCAGAAACAGCTGCAAATTCAAGACAAATTGCAAATATGCAACAATCATTCAGCAACCAATTAAGTAATGTAGAAGGATTTAATAATATTAATAATTCTTTATGCAATGCAAGTGCTGAAAATCGTTTAGGAATTGCTAATCTAAAATCTACTATTTTGGCTGAAAATTGTGCAGATAGAGAAGCTTTATCAAATGGTATTAGAGATATTATATCTAACCAAACAGCTTCAACACAAAGAATATTAGACCAATTATGTCAAGATAAGATAGATTCTAAAAACGAAAAAATTGCAGATTTACAAAGAGAATTACAAATGGCTGATTTAAAAGCATCTCAAATTGAACAAAATGCTTTTATTGCACAAGGATTTAGTAATGAAGTTGACCAATTATATAATCGCTTAAATACATGTCCAGTACCTACAACTCCAGTTTATGGTAGAACACCAATTTTTACATGCAATAGTGGATGTGGATGTAGCAACATATATGGAAACACATTAGTTTAATAGCAAAACGTCGATAAGACAAACTCGATTACGAGAACTTGCTAAAAATTTTAAAAGGAGATATAGCAAGTCTATATCTCTTTATTTTATAGAAGGAGGATTTTATTATGAATGGAACAATTCAAGCAGTACAAGAAAGAGAAATAACATTAACTTCAAATACAGCATCAGTACCTTTTGAAACAGTTGATTTAAGAACAAGAAGTGCTACAAATTGTTGTGGATTCATTAATCATAATGAAGGAAGTGCTTTATTTAGTATACTTGATGGTGGAGTTTATGAAATAACTTTTAATGCAAATGTAACTTCTGCTACAGCAGGAACTGTAGCTTTAGCACTTTTAGCTGATGGAGTACAAGTTTCTGGTACGGAAATGGATGCAGTAATTACTACAGCTGGAGATTTTGAGAATATTAGTTTTGATAAAAAAATAAGAGTATGTTGCAAAGGAACTGTAAATCTTGCTATAACTTCATTACCAACTGTAACATATAGTGGTGGAGGTACTCCAGTTATAACAGATACACAAATTCCAATAATTAAAAATGCTGAAATTAATATAACTCGCCTTGCGTAGGTGTTAATAATGAATAATTTTCAAAATAATTTTAATTTTCTAGCAAATATAATACAATTACTTAGTTATGAAATATTAATAAAAGATTTTAATAATACTGACTTAATGCATTATTTAAATCATCAAGATGAATTACTTAAAAAAATAATTAAGCAAAACGAAGAAATAAAAACTCTTTTAAAAGGAGGAGAATAAATTGGATATAGAAGAAATGATAGAACAAATAGTAAATACTGGAAGCCCAAAAGATATGCACTCACTCTCAGATATTCTTGAAGATGCTATAGAAGAATTATGTGAATATGATGAAGAAAAATATAAACAATATGAATTAAGATTATATAAAATTGCGTATGGAAATAATTTTACAAAACAAAAAGCAGAAGAAGTTGTTTCAAAAATGAAACCTTATGGACAAAAATGGACTATTGAAGAAACACAAGAAATGCAAAGACAATATGGATTAAACAATGTAAATCCAATAGATTTTTATATAGTTGTAAATTCTGCCTTTAATGATTATTATGATATTTTTAATGAAAATATTGAAATGTACGTTAGATTTACAACAGACTTTATAAATGATGAAGATGCTAGAGAAGATAAAGTTTTTACATATTTTACTACTATACCAAATTAATGAAAGGAGAAATAAAGAAATGAATGAAATGAATGATATGAGAGATAATAGAGATTATAATAATCGTGGATATGATAATAGATACTATGATGAAAATATACACGGAAATATAAGAGATTATAGAGATGACTATAGAGACTATAGAGACTATAGAGATGATTATAATTATAGAAGAGGATATGACAGACGTGGTGGAAGAATAAATAATAGAAATTACAGAATTTATAGAAATTATCGCGAAGAGGATTATTATGATGAATTAGAGATGACTATGGAAGATATGAAAGAACAACATAGAAAGTTAGAAGATATAGCAGAAATGGCACATAGCCAACAAGATAAAAACATGCTTATAAGAATAGCTCAAAAAGAAAAAGAAAATTACAATTCTTTAAAACAATTAGTAGATAAACAAATGTAATTTAAGGAGATTTTTATGGAAGAAATATGTAAATTTGAGATTAATAATCATATTTACACTATATATAACGTTAATAAAATTATAGGAAAAGAGAGCTATGTAGGAAGGTCTCATTATGAAGATAGAACAATATATATAGAAAAAGGAAACGAAGAACAAATGTTACTAACTTTAAAACATGAATTAATGCATGTTTGGTTATATGAAAATGGACATAAAAATCAAGATAATCAAGAAATATTTGACTATGAAGAACTATGCGAGCTTGTTGCTTTAAGTAACAATTCAATAAATAGAATAGTAAATAAATATTTAAAAAGACGATAATTACTTTTGGCTAAAGCTTATCGTCTTTTCTAATGCATAATGCTATATGCTTAATCTATAAAAAATGCAACAATTATTAATAATTATTATAGCATTTATTATATGTTTTGTCAATATCTCTTTACATTTATTTTTTCAAATTCTAAGTCTAATAGCTCTATTTGTTCTGAAAGTAAAGCACATACCTCTTCAATTTCTTCCCAATTATATGGATTAATTTGTGATTTTATTTCTTCTCTAATTTTTTCTAAAATTTTAAGAGTACCGCATAAGTTTAACATCTTGTTTTTATATGCTTGTTTTTTTTGTTCTTTTTTTAATCTATCAAGTTTTATTTGTTCTTCTATCTTTTTGAAATCAACTTTTGAAAAGCTATTGAAGTTTAAATTTAAATTAAAATCATAGTTTATTTTTTTTAATGCATCTTTGAAACCTAGATTAAAATAGTCTTGAACAAATTGTATTAAGTCTCCTCCGTTTTCCACATGCAAAACAAAAATAAGTTTTTTCATATATTTTTGCACTTGGAGTTTTATCATTATGAAAAGGACAACAAAACATATTTCTTGAATTTTTTATATTATATCTTGTCAATATATCTATCATAGAAAGATTTTCTAAAATTATATCTTTTATTTTAACCATAGAATGTCTCCTTTAATTTAACACTATATATATAAAAGGCGTTGCCATAAATAAAAACGCTATAAACATACTCATAAAACTTATTTTCTCATTTTTAGGAGAAAAAGTTGACAACATATAAATTAACATCAAAATACCTAAAAACATTAAAGAAATGCTTTTAAAAACAGTCATTATATTGATTGTAATCATAATATGTCTCACCTCCTTTTAAGAAAAACCTAATTTTTTTGCTAATTCTATTGATGTTGGTTTTTCATAAATATCAAAACAATCAAGATTAATTTCATAAACTTGATTATATTTTTTTGATGAATTTTTGCCTTCAGCAAATACATTTCCCCAACAATCTATATTTTTTATAACACCCACCCATCCTTCTTTAGTATAAACATGATGAGCGTTTGCTAATTCATTTGCTATTACTAAATCTCCTGGTTTTGCTTGAATCATAATTAAATCTCCTTTAAAATTTTATTATTATTTTTTTTGTAAATTGTTTTTCTTGATTTAAATGCTTTTTGATAATAAATATCTTTATCAATGAAATCATATACAATAGGTGTAGTTTTTCCTTCATCTTTTCTTTCAATCCTTCCGGACTGATTGTATTAAGACATTTGAATTTTTAGTTGGAGAAACTAAAAATAATCTATTAAGTGGCTTTATATCTAAACCTTCTTTAGCTAATGAGTAACTAGCAAATAAAAAATGTTCTTCTTTATTTCTCATTTTTTCAATAGCTTCTTCTCTTTCTTTTTTTGCTTTTTTTGTAGTCATAGAGCCATTAATTAAAAGACCTTCTCCAAGTAGACTATGTAAATTTTCTAATCCAATTAATCTATCTGACAAAATTAAACAATAATTATCTTTATTTTTTCTTAAATATTCAAGAATTAATTGATTTCTTTCAAAATCTGTCGCCATACTTGTTGGAAGTTGCACATAATCTAAAGTGCCATCAGGTTTTAAACAATCTTCATTAATTTCATAATTTGTATAAATAGGTTGTATTTCTGCTTTAATTGTTTTATCAGATACTTCTTCACTAGTTATTTCATATTTAACTTTCCCACATAAAGCATACATTGAGTTAGTTAATCCATCCATTCTTTTTGGAGTTGCACTTAATGCTATTCTATATGGTGATGCTAAATTATTTAATATTTTTTCATATTGAGTAATGCAAGAAGGATTAGAACTAATATTTTGACATTCATCTAAAATAATCGTTCCAAACTCATATTTATATTGAGTTAAATCCACTTTACAAAGTGTTTGTCTTAAAGCTAAAGTTATTTTACTTCCTATTTCTACTTTCCCAGCAGCAATAATTCCTATATCTTCTTTTTTTAAATTCATTACTTCTAAACAATAACTTTTAAATTGGTTTAATATTTCCATTGTTTGGACAATTATCAACGCTTTATAACCTATTCTTTTTATTATATTAATTGCACAAATAGATTTCCCACTTCCACAATTAGCCTTCAATATTCCTCTTTTATATTTTATCATAGTTTCAATAGCTTTTTCTTGATAATCATAAGGTTTAAAAGCCATTTTAGGGAAGTCTATTTTTTTATGAGTACCCATATTGTTTTCATAAGATTCTCTATGTGGATATAATTTCCAAACATCATCAAAACATCCAATTGGTAATATTAAATCATTATCCTTTTTTGTATATAAATATATTGTAGGTTTTATATTTCCTGTCCAAAATCCCATTGCTTTCTTTTTTTGAATTTCTGGATTTTTTAAAGTAAGAAAATCTTTGCAATATTGTTTTATTTCAGAAGTTGGATTTTTAATTGTTATAACACTATCTACTTTAATCTGCATAAAAATCCCTCCACATTGGAATTTTATTTTTTAAATCAATACTTTTTTCTTCAAATAATACATCTGACATAGGGATAAAATAAATATTGTTATTCCAAAGTATTGCTAAAAAAAAGTTTTCATTCCCACATTTTTTAAATCTCTTATAAGCAAAAACTTGGTTTTGTTCTATTCGTTCTAAAGGAAATAATCCATTTTTTTTTTCTAATGTTTTACAATCTATTGCCCATACTTTACCATTTTTACAAGCTATAATATCACATGGTTGTGAATTGCTGTGAGCAGAACCTTCTAAATATGCACACCAATAATTTAATCTTGATAAATACTCCATAAATTTTTTTTCAAATTTGTTTCCTAGTGATTTATTATTCATCTGTATTCCATTCCTTTCAAAATCGTTTTTAAACTATTTTATTATTAAAGGTATATAACTTGTTTAGTTTATATTTAAAAAGCTATATACCTATTAAAATTCTTCAAATCAGAAGGGTAAATCTGAATTACTATTATCTATAGTTGTAAATTCAATTCCATTTTCTTGCATAGTTTGTTCAAAACTTGGATTAGGTGCATCTTGACTTGTTTGTTCATTTCTTCTACCAAAAAAATCTGTATTTTCTACAACTACATTAAAAGAAGTTCTTTTCTCTCCACTTTCTGTTTCGTAACTATTAGTTTGTAAACTGCCCTCTACTAATATAGGAGAACCTTTTTTAAAAAATTTATTTATAAAACCAGCTGAATTGTTAAAAGCAACACATCTTATAAAATCGGAAGGATAATTACCATCTTTATCTTTAAATTTTCTTCTTACAGCTACTGTAAAATTTAATATTCTTGTTTCTCCACTTGTTTTTATTTCTAAATCATGACATATATTGCCTGTTATAACTATATGATTAGCCATTAAAATTCCTCCTTATTTTTTGTTTGTTAAATTAATTAATTTCTCCATTATTTATTCCTTTCTGCAAAATAATATGAATACTCATATATTTTATCACATTTTGCAAGTGATTTACAATAATTACATTTGCCACATAAAATCGGTTCTATTTTACTTTCTTTTAATTCTTGAATATGAGGTAGATACTGCTTTAAAAATTCTAATTTCATATCAAGTTGTTCTTGTGGTATTGAAAGCAAAGCACGCTCTGAATATTCTTGTTTCGTACAAACAGCTATTATAAAAGGTAATTGTTTCCCTGTGTTTTGCCTAACAATTTCTTGATATAAAGCTGCTTGTAGTAGATAGTCGTAATAATCAATAAAACTTTCTCTTTCCTTTGTTTGATTATTCCAGATTAGTTCTAAATCTTTCATTGCCTTAAGGTCTACTATAGCTTTATCCTTAAAATAACTATCAATTTTAATTTTAACTGGAACTTCACTTATTTTACCTGTCATTATTACTTGATGCTCACCACTAACATATTTATAAAACATAGGGTCATTATTAATTTGTTCTATAACTTTTTCAGCTATTCTATATTGAGCTTTTAAATCACCTGTTCTTGTAAAAATGTCTTCATTTTCTTTTTTAAATTCTTCAAGTTCATTACTTATACAAGCATCAATATAAGAAGATTGTTTTAAAGCTATTGAAGTTTCTTCAATCCAATCACCATTAATTTTAGCTAATTCACAAGCTTCACATTTTAAAAAGCCGTTTTATTTCTGAACTTCCTGTATAAATCTTTTTAATTTCTTTTGAAAAATAATTTCCATTATTTAATTCCATATTTTCTCAAAACTCCTTCTGGGATTTTTCCTTTATAAAAAATTAATTCTTGAGGGTATTTTTTTAATATTCTATTTCTTAAACAAGTATAATGTATATTTAAAATTCTACTCCATTCTGTAATAGTATGAGTTTCTTTATTATATGTCAATAAATGGTTACTTCTTTTATTATTATTCTGAACTTTATTAGTAACCCACCTACAATTATCAGGTTTATAATTTCCATCATTGTTTATTCTATCTATTGAAAGTCCTTCTTTGTATCCATTAGACATAGCCCAATTATAAAAATTTATAAATCCATTTTCTTTATCTAACCATTCATCACAAACTTTTATTCCTCTACCACCATAGTCTTTATATCTTTTGCTATTTTTATTATAACATCTTTTTTTTATATTATGCCAAACCTTGTATAATTTAGTATTGCATTTTCCATGAGTTTTTTTCTTTTCAGAAATCATATATCCTTTTTTACATCCACAACTTTTACTATGACCTGTTTTTAAATTATCTAAAAGCACATTTGTTATTTTTCCACAACTACATTTGCATTTAAATTTACTGTGTCCGTTTTTATCACTTTCAATTTGTTCTATTATCTGTAATTCTCCATATTTTTTTCCAATTAAATTTGTAAAGCTATAACTCATACTAAAAGTCCGTCCTTATCTAAAATTTCATATCTTTTTAATATATCCATTTTTTGTTCATAAGTTTCTGTAATATCGAGTAAAGCTCTTACTTCTTTTAATACTTCATCTAATTTTTCTATTGATTCATTTCTTTTGCTTATTTCTTCATCAATTTGTCTCTGCATTTTTCCATCATTATCAAAAGATATATAAATTAGATTTTTTGCTATCTCATAATTATCAGGAAAAGCATCTTTTATTTGTTTCTCACTATATTTTAATACCTTCTCAAATATTTGTCCTAATTTAGATTTTTTTCTAATTTCTGCAATATTTTCATCAGCAGTAGCATCTATCATTTTTATTACATCTTTACGATATATTTCTAATATTTTATCAATTGAATCCTGTTTATTATTTTCAACTTTTTCCATAAACATATTATCACCTTCCTTTTTATTATATATAAGATTATTTTTATCACATACAAACTGTATGTCTGCTAAAGGCATACCACCACAATCTTGTTCAAAGCTAAATTCTATTATATCATCTTTTGGAATTTTGATATAGTTAAAATTTGGTAACATATTCATATATTATCTCCTCTTTTTTCTATTTTTTGCTCTTAATTTCTGAAGTTCTCCTTCAGAATATTTAAAAGCCATAAACCTTTGCCATTCTTGATTTATTTTATTATTTCCATGCTCTTTTTTTAAAATATTTCTACTTATCTTTCTAATAATTCCACTCATTATAAAATATCCTCCATTGTTTTATTTTTTTCATTATAAGCTATATCTTCAGGTTCACCTTCAACCATAACTCCATTTAATGCAGCAGGGCAATTTAACCTGCAAAAAAATGCGGTAGCTCTATATCCGTAACATTAAATCAGTCATTGTAGTCCATTTAGGATTTTTGTTCCAACCTTCAGCTTTAACCATTTTAATATCTACTGTAGGACCATTTATAACTTTTCCATCTGATTTTCTTACAGCTTGCATATAACATCCATAATCGTCATTACCTTTTTTACCAACATATATTAAATCTATATCTTTATAAATTCCTGTTTTTTCAATTAATATTCTACAAAAAGACCCACTAAATGATGCTTTTCCTCTTACTATGCTTAAATTTTGTAGTACAGTAAATGGTGCTATTCCTATCTGATTAGCTAATTGTAAACCTATAATAACATTTTCAGGTTTACCTTTAAAATGGTCTGGAACTAAATCTGATTTAGATAATTGCGTAGCAATTTTCCATTGATTCCCAAATTCTCTTAATTCATTTGAAATAACTTGGCTATTGTTTTGAGTTTCTTGTTTTGCTGTGGATGTTGTAGTAGGTTGCACAACTTGAGCTTCTGCTTGTTCTTGATTATTCATAATTATTCACCTTCTTTCTCATATTGTTTTTTTAAATCTTCAAATTTTAGTGCTACGTAAATCTTTGTTGTATCTTTTACATATTCATTCTTTAATATTTTCTGCAAAGTGTTTATTGATATTTTAAGTAACATAGCTAATTTCTTTTTTGAAAGTTTATATTTAGCTCTAAAAAAAGTTAAATCTGTTGATAAATTTTCTAAATTCATTTTAATTTCCTCCTTTATAATATTGTATTATAATTTAAATTAAAAGTCAATTTAAAAAATCAAAAATAACCTTTTTAAATTAAAAAACTAATCTTCTAAACTATCATAAAAATCTTTTCTTGAATAATATGCACTTTCTCTTACAGTTTTCCATGCATTATCTATTAATTGTTGATTTAATTGCATAATATTTTTTATTTCTTCTAATCTTACTTCGTCCATATTTTCTTTTTTAGTTTTATCTAATATATAAGAACTTTTTTCATATAAATTACCAGCCTTTTTTATATATGTTCTATAACAATGTTTACTTACTTGAGTAGGTTTTAAAATATAATATCCAATTCCAGATATACCTTTTAAAACATATCCATAATTAATAAGAAAATTTTTGATTCTACTCATAACGCTTTTATATTTTTTTAATTCTTCTTCATTTTCTACATTATAACCTAATATATGCCCTAACTCATCATGTGTTAAAGTTTCTCCATAGTTTTTATCTAAAATAAATTCTACAGCCTCTTGAATATTTCTTTTCTTTTTACTATCTCTTTCTCCTTGATATCTAAAACTATCATAAATCATATTTTTATTTCCTCCTTTTTATACTTAATGGAATTTCTACAACTTCTTCAATACTCCATCCTCTAGCTATTCTTTTATAAATAGCGTTTTCATTTATTCCACTTATTTTTACTAATTGTTTTATTGACATCATCTTACCATTATATTCATATAATTGTTTATTTAATATTTTTTCTTTTCTATCTAAAGGTATCTCTAATGCTTCGTTTAATGTCCATCCTCTACTTATCCTTTTATGTAACATTTTAGGTTCTATATCATAATCTCTTGCCATATCACTAAAATTTTTATATTGTTTTCCTTTATAGCTAATTTTATTTTTGGTTGGTTTTCCTATTTTTCTATGTCCTTTTTTATACATTAAATGCAACATTTCACTTTTATATCCATAAGCTATATTTTCTACATTATCATCATTTACTTCTTTTAAATGTATTGGTATCATATCAGGAGCAGGTTTATTTAAAAAATGTTCAGCCACTAAAGTTATTATAAGATAATTTTTTGTTTTATTTTTTTTTGATAATTTTACTTCATTATATCCATATCTATTCACTTTTAATTTTAATAATCTAGGCTTACCTGTATTATTATAATTCATACTCATTACTTTACCAGTATTAGATATTTGATATTTACCTTCAAATCCTTTAATATCTACAAAAATTTCTTCCATACTTAACCATTTTCTTTCTTTTTATTTTGATTCATTTCGATTATAAAAGTTTCCCTTATATTTTCTAAGTCTTCATTTAATGATATAATAATGTTTTCTAAATTTTCAATTGCTTTATTTTTTTCATCCAATTCATCTTTATAAGTATTAATTATTTTAAATTGTATATTTGTTAATTTTTCTAATTCATCATTTCTTTTTATATAATAATCTTTAAATATTAATTTTACAGATTGATACCATTTTATTTTTTTATTTTTCTTTTCGTTTTTCATTTTAAACATCTCCTTTTGGTATTTCAAAATATTGTAATTCATCAAAAGTTTCAGTATTTTTTATGATGTAAATATTTTTTTCAATTAATTTTAATTTATACCATTGTGATTTATTACTTTTTATAGAGTCCACATATTCATATAAATTGGATAATTCATCTACAAAAAAAACTCCATCTTCATTTATTGCAGTTATTTGTGAAAAATCCTCATCATAATACATCATACCTCTTTTTAGTTCTTTTATTTCATCTGTAGCTAACCAATAATATTGTTCATTATTTTTTTTGTATTTTTTCATATAATCATAATCATAATCATAATCATAATCATAATAATCAAAATTAGGAATATAATTACTATAATTACTATAATTACTATAATTTTTATAAGTTGTATTACTATATTTAATGCCTTCATCTGTTATAAAATCCCCAACATAAGTTATATTGTCATTTTTATCTAAAAAGCATAACTTAGTTGCTCCAGATTGTTTATACAATAAATCAATTGCATCTTTGTTATTTAAAAAATTAGGATTTATCTTTAATAGTGGATAAACTAAATCTTTAACAAAATTTTGAGTATCGCTTAATTCTCCATAAACAAAATTAGATATAATTCCATTATGCACCATACCTAATCTTGAAGATACTGCTGTTTTTTGGATATCATTTATATTATTTGTAACAGGGAAAGGATGACAAGCACTTTTACTATATCCACCACTTGTTCCAATTCTAAAATGCATTACAAGTGATTTTTTATATAAATTTAAACTTTTATCAACTTGCATTAATCTTTTATAAAATTCACTAAAAGTTAAAAAACCTTTTTCTATCATTACTTTATCGTCTTTTGTATACATAAATCCCGCTCCATCTGGATTAGCTGAAAAACATCTTTTTAATATTTTTTTACTTGGTATTCTTTTGTTTTTTTCTTTACTAACTATTATACACATATTATCAACTCCTTATTTTAAATATTTATTTTTTTTGCTAATTTAATTGCATCTGATATTTTTGAAGAAATAAGGTTCAAAGAATCCTTATCAATTTTATTTACTTCTTTTAACAATTGTTTATTCCCTTTTATAGAAGAAATAAAGAAATCAGCTTTCCTAAAAAATGGCAAAAAATCTTCTTCACTTTCAATTTTTATTGTATCTAATAAATATTGATTGACTAATACAAGAGTATTCGCATCTTGATATTTTTTTATTAATTTTTCTGGTTTAATATTTGCAGAATATTTTTTAGGTACTTTATCATATAATTCAACATATTTATCAGGAATTTTTTGAGTGATTTTTAAAGTCATTTCATATATTTTTACAATTATTTCTTTTTTCATACATTTTAATTTTGCTTTTATTTTGTTTTGCTCTTTCAAAAAAACGATACTATAATCTTTCATTTTTTTATTATCTGATTTAATTCCTCTTAATTTACAATATTCAGATAAAAAAGTATTATTTCCAAAAGTAATAACTCTATTCCAACTGATATTTGTTACCTCGTTGTTTTTTATGACTCTTACTAAATTAAAAACAAATTCTAATGATGCCATAAATGTTTTATAATTCAAAGTTCCTCTTATCAACCTAAATTCTACTGTTTTTATATTTTTTGTATTTATTACCATATATCTGTCAACTTCTTTTTTTGCTTTTTTTATTTTTAAAATATTTAATCTATCTTCTTCTCTTAAATCTGCTGCATCTCCAAGAAAATGGCAATATCCAAAATCGTTTCTTCTACTAAAATTAATCATTTTTTCTTTATAATATTCTGTAAATAAAATCAATTTGTCTATATTATTTTCTATTTCTTCATCATTATTTCCAAAATATTTTTTATTTATATGAAAATGTAATCCACATGTTCCGTGGGTCATGCGATTCATAACCACTTTCTTGCATATATTGTAACATTTTTTTTATTTTTTCTTTATTTTCCATAATGTAATCAAAACTAAATGGCATTGATACAACTTCTAATCCATTAGATAAACTTCCATCATTTTTATAATAAATAAATTGTCTATTATCATTATTCATTAACTCACTTATTTTTTCAGCTAATGTTGATTTACTTACTGTTGCATCTACACTTTTTTCAATTTCTAATTCAAACCCAACTAATAATTTTTCTTCATTTACTTCTTCTTTCCCTGTTTTAAAAAAATCAAATATTGGTCTATAATCATAATCATGTATTTTATTATCCATTTTTTACCTCCAAAATCTTGACTATTAAAGTCTTTTTTTATATAATATGTAATATAGCAAGAAGTTTTTTTAAAAAACTTTAATTGCTACAATATCTTTTTCCAAAAAAATAAGTTGTACTGGTCCAATAGTCTACTTATTTTTTTTAATCGTTTGGTTCTATGCTTATCATTTTTCTGTTTTCTTCATAAGCTGTTATTATGTCTCCCATAGCACTATTTGCTTTTTCCCAATTAGAATATGTTGCTATAGGTTCAACTCTATCATCTAAGCAAATTAAAAATTTGCCTTCTTGATTTTTCTTTATACATATTCCAATATTAGTTAATTCTTTTATATAGTAATATTTACCATTTTTTGAAACTATTAATACCATTTTAATTCTCCTTTTCAATTAATCTACCTTCATCACAAAGTTTTTTCTTTCGATGTCTATATTCTCGCATGTATTCTCTTTGATATTCTCTTCTGTAATATCTTCCATCTTTAGCTTTTTCTGCTCTTTGTTCTTTATTTCTTTCTAGTTTTTCAGGGTCAAGAATAAATTGAATACTTCTACGACTAACTTTAAACTTTTCAGCTAATTGCCTTTGGCTCATTAAACCTTGATTATAAATTTTTCTTATTTCTTGTTTATCATCTTCAGTTAGTTTAATTCTTTTATCATCTTCTTTTTTCATTACTAAATGCTTATACTCAAATTTATATGGCATTTTAACCCCTCCTTTTTTTATTTTTGCTTGTCAAATTCATCTGCATATTTTTTTAATTGTTCATTAACCATATCTGTTAAATTTTTACCTTGTGCTTTTAAAACAAAGATTGCTTTTCTTTTTTGTTCACTATCTACTATTACATTAACTCTTTCTTGTGAATTTTTTATCTCATTCATATCTTTTACCTCCTTTTTTTCTTTGTTAATATTATTATATATTAAAATGTTAATTTTGTCAAGCTTTTTTAAAAAAAAATTATTTTTTTTCTTTTATATAGTAATTACATCTGTAAATGCCTTTAAAATTAGGGTCTTCTACTCTAAAACATTTATATAAACAATCTTTACATAATCCCATTAAAGGGAAATATCCGTATTTCATTTTTTCTCCTCTATCTATATTCATTTCTTAATTCTTTCTTTATTAAACTTAGTATTGCTCTATAAATTTTATTTTCTTCTTGTAAGCTAGTTTCATCTTGTTTAAATGCTTTTATTGTTTCTAGTAATGTATTATTTAGATTTATCTTGTTTTCTATAAGTTCTTTTGATTTGAGTAATCTTTTTATTTTTTCTGTCATTTGTAAATCACTCCTTATAAATATTTTGGTGG